CGGGATGGGTAACAAGATAGTAATGATAGCCTCTCTGTCTACCATCTTCCACCACTACTTCTTTATCTTCGAGGTGGAGTTGACCAACATCATAGGGCTGGGAGCCTTTTGGTTCTTCTTGGGAGGACTCTTCTCCGCCATATGAGCAATGCTCTGAGGACCCACGCTCTGTCTTTGCAGCACCAAATTTACCTTCTGGGTCTACATATTGAGAATGATAATCATCTTCACCACTTTGAGGACCGGGTGTAATCAACTCTAGGTTCTTAGATTGCTTACCGGTATCCTTACCGGGTTCGGCGTATTCAGCAACGCCCCAACCCTCAGGGATTCTTAAGTTGTTCTCCATAATAATTCTAATGATAATATGTCTTTAAACTATAAAGCCCCAGAGGGGCGAACCCTCCAGGGCAATGTCTATACGCCTAGATTATCAGAAGTCTAGGTTAAGTGCTTCCTCGGAACTTTCTTGCTGAGCAAGGAGGAGAGTGGAGCGGATACGAATCTTGCCAGAATCGAGTTCTTCTTTGCTACGCAGGGTGAGGGTAGCAGGCTTATCGCGGTTGATCTCGGGCTTGGTAGCCAAGAGAGGACGGATGGAACTATGGGCCCATGCGCCAGAAACCTTACCTTCTTCAGGGAGGTTATCGATCAAGATGCGATAGGTCAAGCCATAGGAGGTCTTGCAAGGATAGTATCCAACAACCTGATAAGGGGTGTTTACATCCAACTCACGGAAATCGATTTCTTCATCGGCTTCAATGCGAGGGCCAGAAGCAGCGCCCTTTGCAGTCACAGGTTGGAGGAGAGCAACAACATCCTCAGGCTTCTTCTTCAGAAGAGCGTTGAGGGCCTTAGGATCGGTGGGATTTTCCCAGTCGCTGAAACGGACTGCCACAGGGAGGACTGTTTGGCCATCATTGGTATCTACCGAGACGAAGAGGCAAGGATCTTCACCACGACCGGAGAAGTTGAAAGAACCAAATTCGGCTTCGATTTCACGACCATCTTCGGTTACAAATCCACCTTTGGTAATACCAACGGGCAAGAAACGAGGACCCCATTGGATGTAGAGTTTACCAGTTTCAGTGCCTTCTACGCCATCAGCACCGACTTTGAGTACGGGACCGAAGAGACGGAAGTACACACCATCACGGGCTTTGATAAGGAAAGTGTTCTCATCGAGAGGGAGTTCTTCGCCGGTGAGGAACTGGAAGACAGTATCGAGTTCCTTGCGCATCACCTTAGGAAGGTTGGCGTTGGGGAGCTGAGTATATTCAGAAGTGTATTCGCGGCCACTGAGAGGAGCGAGTTGAGGAGCGTTTGTGCTCAGGTCAATGGTCGTGATTTGAAAAGTTGCGGACATTTTAAAATTCTCTTAGTAAGGGTCTCTTGGAGGAAAGATCTCTCTTTGCTCACTTGGATATTCTATCACAGAATTGGATTTCAGGTCCAAATCTGGATACATTTCTTTAAACTGATTTTTTATCGGCCTCAAGTCTGGCCAGGTATGTCTGGGCTTCAAGGCGTAGAGAGTAGAGTTGAGTGGAGAGGGGATTGAGAGAACAGAGTGCTGGGATGAAGAGAATCAGTCTGTCCCCCACCCACCATTGACGTTCAAATGGGCACTTTGATGGGATACTTCTCATCCACTTCTGAGCCAATTCCGGTGTCCAGGTTTGGGGTCTGAGCCATGGCAACTCTAGGCGGGGAATAGTATCTACTAACTTCCCCCACCATTTTGGTGGTCGGGCTTTACGCCCAGAAGATGATATCGAGGTTATCATTAGTTAATTTTACTTAAATACCAGTTACGAACAAATACATTACCAGAAGAGTTTTCAGGTTTAATTCTTCTTACGCTCCAGTCTCTGGCAAATCCGTTATCATTCTCTAATCCAACTGGCCTATCTGCATAATACCAAGTAAACCATACCTTTAGATTCTTGTCGTCAACTCTCTCCTTTTTAGACACAAAACCAGGCACTGTTAATCCGCTAGCCGTTAGATTTCTATTAACATCTATTTCTATATTAGTACCACCAGTTTGTACTATGGTGTCATCAGAGAATGTAATTAAATAATGTTTTTTATTTGTTTGGTTCAAAGTTTCAAATCCTGCAGTACCATTACCGGGATCAGTTAAACTTTGTGGGGTAATAATAATACTACCTGGATTTACTAGTTTTGATAGTGAGGTATTTGTTGTATTTTGATCATCATCAAATACATGAATTATATCATTAGTAAATTGAACATTTTCACTATAAGAAGTGTAGAACCACACTCTCATAGTATTTGTATTTACTTGTTCTTTTTTGAATACAGTGATATTAGTATTCAATCCACCAGCAGTTACATTCTGCCCTACAGTAACCCCTATATTTTGCGCGCCCGGAGTTACCTGAGTTCCATCAGTAAATTGGACAGTGTAATATCTCCTATCTAAGGTCCCAAGATTGGTATTAGATTGCGGATTTGTCTCATTAAACGGACTATGGTAATCATCATCAAGATTCTGAGGCGTTACGATAATTCCATTGCCAGATATCAACGATGTTGTTGTATAAAAGTCATCATTGAAAAGATGTAAGACAGAGTATTCTGAACTTATAGTCCCGAGTTGTTGGCTCGGTGGAATAGCTCCAGCAACACCTCTAAAACTTGAACTACACACCGGATCTGAAAAAGTAGTCTTAGAAACTTTTAAAGATGGGATTCTAAATCTGATTTTTTGTGAATGGTTTTTATAATTTCCTATACAGTTCCCTACTATTCCAACCTGGGTTGAGTCAGGGATCCACACATTTGCTTTTAGAGCAGAGGTACAAACAGCCCCAACCGACGAAATGGCATTTCTTACTCCAATAACTTCTACGGTGACATATTGATCATCATAACTTCCACCGCCACCATCTTCATATTGCCATTGCACACGGTCCCCGCCATTTTTTGATATGGCTACTCCAGTATTGCAATACGGCCAAGGACCAAAACTTTCTATACCAGATGGTACACAGACACAAGTCTCAACACAATTCCCTTCTTCATCACAAGTTGTAGTGCATTGTTTTGAGTAGAGTTGGCGGGTAGGGGCCGGACCAGGAATAGAACTATGATTGAATACATAGTTATTATTTCCGCCATCTATATTATACACGTAGAATACATTAGTACCCGTGATATTTGAATTAGAATATGCCCCTTTGGAGTATGGTGCCCCGCCGGTATCAGGACTAATATCCGAACAATTAGGAATATTAAAATTGAAACTTTGTGTCCAGGCCGCATCTACCTGATGAGTTATTTTTAAACTCACAAGTTTATTTATGTAATTTTTTAGATTAAGAGTAATCTGATTTTGTCCAGTTATGGATATCTGTAATCCATCAGACGAGGAAATACCACTAGGAGGAGACCCACAAGATGGAGGAACATTGGGATCTGACCAAGGACCTGGGGGGCAATCTAACGGGGGAGCAGGAGTAAAACCACCACCTGGAGGAACTACTGGAGGAGGAGTGGCAGAGAAAGGAACATTTTCTAATATTGATAGAGTTATAGTAGCATTTGCATCACTACCATCAGCATCTAAAAATATTATTTTTTTATCACTTTGCTTTACTACATTTAAAGATGTGCCTTGAGACTGATAATTAATGCTTACTTCTGTTGCACCGCTTTGTTGCCCGGAAATATTAAATGTACGATCTGCATTCCCAGACTCATTACTATCATCTCTGGACCATTCTACGGTCCTATTATCTGCTGAAAATGAGAGACTTTTTAAAGCAATGCCATAAGTAGCTGCGCTATCATTCCAACTAATATCCATCCGTAATTTTACGTACTGGATACCAGCATCAACTTTGATGTTACCAGAAGTTGTAAACTTTGCAGACATCTATCACTTCTCCTCGAGTTTCTTAACGCGATCTGATAGTTCTTTAATTGCCTCGATTAGCACAGGGATTAATGATTGATATGATACTTTATACATATCAGTGGCATCGTCATGATGCACCACCTCTGGCACAACATCCTTAACCTCTTGGGCAATAAGTCCGAGATGAGGGACACCGGGATCATTCTTTAACTCAAAGGAGACACCGCGAAGACCTTCGATCTTAGCCAATGAGTTATCAATCGAGAGAACATTCTGCTTTAATCTAATATCGGAGAAAGCACAAATATCAGCAGCAGCAGTGACACTATTGAATGTAACATTAGCAGTAGTGGCAACGTCTTGGCCAATAGACACTGCATAAGTATTAAAGTCATCCGCCTCGTCTTCTGTACCAGCGTTATTAGGTGTAACTTGGACAGTTACGCCAGTACCTGCACTAATAAATCCAGAGAGTCTAGTCTCAAATTCTTGAGCAAGTTGAAGGGCCGATACAACTACCTTATCCGAAACCCCTTTAAGTCCGATAAGGTTTCTAGCACCCTCGATATCCTCGCGTTTAGCTAACTGAACAAGACCAGCGAAATCAGTAGTACCATAGGACTTAGAACCATCACCGGCGGTAATAGGACCTACATTAGATACGATCTCAGTATTCTTATTAAGGATAATCTGAGTACCATCTTGGAAGATGATCTTACTATCATCTGCCATGAGGAGAGTATTCTTAACAATTACATTATTAAGTACCTGGTTAGTTACATTACCAGGTTCAGTATCAGCCTTAAGCGGAATAGCGAATTGTTCACCAGAACGAAGATCGAATACAGTAGTGCCGATATAGTAACTACCTTCTTCATTCATGCCAGTGGCATAAACTCTACCACCACTTTCTTCAACGATAATTTTACCTAAAGCAAATTCAGCCTCTAGAGGATCACCTTGGAATGTTGGGAAGGCGGTATCATAGTTAAGATAACCAGTCCATTCCCAAGTATGATTAGAAGCTCTAATTACTGAAGGACGACGGAGGTTAATAAGGATACCTGCATCGGTGCTATTTGGACGGAGTTTGATATTAAATCTTTCCGTTGATGGAGTTATTTCTCTTTCAAAATCTACTCCAGGTCTTTCCTTGAGTTGCTGAAGGGCGATCTTTGTAATAGAATCTGCTGGATCTTCAGTCAATTCAGGCTCATCAAGATCGACAGAAGGGAATACATCTCCACTAAATACCTGACGAGCTGTACTGCCGGTAGTAAGATAAGTAACAAACTTATCAAGATCAGCTTCGGCGGGAGAACCAGGAGTGATAAGCACTCCGGGTCTAAATACCTCATTATAGGTGCGAATTTGAGTAATGATGAGGGGATCTTCGATGAGATCTGGTGAACCATTAAGAGGGAATCCGGCCGAGGATGCTTGCTTCTCAAGTACGTAGTATGGTTGAGGACGACGAATACCGAGACTCTTATCAAATCCAGTAAGAATTACTCTATAAACTCGATCATCATTCTTTCTAGAGTCGATGCCACGGATGATTTTAATTGCAGAACGATCGAAGATAAAGTCGATGTCCCGTATAGCTTGGTTAGGTGCTGTACCTGGAGCTAGTTTAAATCGGAATGCATAATCAAGTTTCTTGAGGAGATATCCATCTCCATCTTCATCTACAGTCTCTTCTACGATATCATTTGTTTTGAGAGAAATATACCAAGAAGAAGCAGTTGCGTCCCAAGCAAAAACCTTAGATCTAGGATCTAATTCTGGGAAGCCAGGTGTTTCAGGAGTAGAGATCTGAATTTCACCGGAATAGACTACAGAATTACCATCTTCATCGAATCCATTGATATATATTCTTCTTCTATTTACATAGTTTGTGCCACCAGCATGGATATATTGTCCCTCAAGATTTGTCTTAGTGTAACGGAATTGTCCAAAGGCGGCTATATCAGAAGAAGGAGGATTTTCTAAAGTAAATGGATTAGCGTTATCAGCATTATCAAAATATACCCTTAAAGTACTAGGAGCATTAAATCCAACAGCATTTGCTAGAATATAAGCTTCAGTCTTTTCATAATTGATTACCAAACTCGTATTGATTTCAGTATCAATAAGAGTTGGTTGGCGATTAGTAAAACAATTGCCATTATCAATTACATTACCTTGAAGATCTTTCTTACAGGCATACTTCAAAGGAAGAGGAGGAATGACCTGAGAAAGTCTTGTACCAAGGTACCCGGTGCCTGGGATACCTTCATCTTGGCTAAATGGCTTGGCTTTATACCCAATGCCTCTTAGTGAGATATCACCAAAGTCAGAACAGGAGTTAGTGATTGATAAATCAGCTCCACTATCAGAGATAAAGTGGTCAGAGTTACCAATAACAAAGCAAGACACAATTTGAATCGTTGAGTCATTACTTCCTCTAAATCCCCAATGACGATACTTAAAGCGGTCGTTAGGGCTTACGCGATATTGCTTACCTTGTCCTATTTCCTTGTTTGTTGGAGGATCGAGATAGTATCCTTGGTCGTTAAAGCAGTTAGGGTCTGTCTGGAGCGATACCTGAGTGAAGTTGGCAGTCACCATCGACTTGAAGCCAGAAACTAAAGCTCCATTTGCCCACATACCGTTAAGGCCGAAGATCGATCTTACCGAGCAATTGAAGACATATGGTGAAGATGATCTTGTCGAGTTGATGTCAGGAAGGCCAAATAACTGGCTACCTGAGGAATCTTTGCGGATAAGACGAGTAGGTCCAGGATAGGAGACAGAAGTTAAGTCTCTGGAGTCGGCTCCAGGGAGACCAGTTTGATTCTCCTCTAGGTCATTTTGGCGCAGGCTCTTAGAAGGTGCGATAGGAGCAACGATAGTGGTCTCTGCACGGATTGGTTCAAGACCTTCATTACCCCAACCATCAAATGAATTGAATAGAGAATTAAGTTTGGAGTAATAGGAGACTTCATCTCCAGAACCAAAAATCTCTGCTTCTGAGGCGAATGTTACTGAGGTAACTGTGTTGTGGGTTCTTGCGTACTGAGGGTTATCAGTAAAGGTTAGAAGTGAAATGTATGTACCACCAGTCACCTTGAAAATTGCGGTTCTCTTTGTCTGAGGTTCAATCTCCGTGGGAGTTAACTCAGGTATATACATTGGTCTTACACGGACCTTACGAAGATCCACACCATCAACCGAAATACCTCTAGGGACTACTAGACCGCCGGTTGATGGATTAACTACTGATAGATTATCGTAGTATAGTTCATCGTTGAACGCGAATGTTCCTCTTACATACTCTAGAGTAATTGTCCAAAGTGATGAGCTAAGGGTTTGCTTTTCTACTTTAACTACGTTACCTACGCCACCACTCTGGGAATATAAAATTCTTCCGAGATTTAAAGACTTAGGTGGTTGGGTGAGAGTAGGATCGAGCGCATCGATATCAATTCTAATCGATCTATCAGCCTCGATAACCTGAAGAACTGTAAATCCAGTAAATACTCTCTGAATCAAACCATTATTGGCTGAGAGAGAAGGCACACTGCTCACACCTGGTGAGTTGTCTACATAATAGTCACCAGGAGCCAACTCAATCATCACTCTATCGTAACGATCGTTATATTGCCCAGCTCTACGACTTTCTCTTACTGCCTCGATGAGTGCTCTTTCAATAGTTCTGAAAGGACGATCAGAGTCAAAACCACTATTGGTCAATGAGTCATCACCAACTGCCGGATCAACATAGATAATATTTTTAACAGATGCCGCTGAAATTGCAGCGGTAGAATCCTTAGAGCAACGAGGTGCGTTATTAATTGAAATAAGACCACCCTCTCCATTGGCATATACAGCAACTTTAGGATAGTATTCTTTATAACATTTCTGAGTGGATGCCTCGTATCTATATACTCCGTCTGGGGTATTGGGGAAGGTAACTGGGACGATCTCGCCATCAGGGCATTCTGTTGCTAGGCGTTGACCGATGAATTCCTTACCACCACAGCTCAAGAAAGTTCCAAGAACGGGATTACAATCTCCACCGGGGGTTTCCTCAAACTTCCATTCAGAAGTAGGCCCATGATAGAAAAGTTCTAGGTGAGCATCACGGATATTAACGATCCAATCATCTACTGAGTTGTTAATTTTTGTGTCTCCACCTGGGCGGATGACAACAGGGAATCTATCGAATGTCCCAGAAATATCAACAATAGCAATGCGGTCAGAATCTGTGGGATTAGAAGGCAGAGAAACAATTAATGAACCATTCGAGGTATCAGCAATAACTCTTTCCCATGCCTTTGCAACATAAGAATCTTCTTTGGTCTCTGTATTGCGCAGAGTGCGCGGATAGGTATTAAGATTACCAATATATAGCGAAGGACGAAGATCTACATAACCAACTCCAGCAACTTCGCCGTCCTCATTGGTTGCTAAAGAAGTTCCATCAGCGGATAGGGTTAATTTAGCAAGAGGGATATGTGGCTCGGAGACAGATGGTAGGCCTGGATCAATCGAGATCTCTATAGCCTCGTTATTTTCAATATTATTTCTTACGCCTTCTTCTGAGATATATAGATAGTTTACTTCTACGCCACTTAATAACTGAACAAACTGAACTCCCCAAGAGATAGGTTGTCCATCAGAAAGAACGATACTACCTGCCTCTACCCAGACTCCATATACTCCGCTATTAGGTGCAGTTTCAATAAGAGTAGGAGGACCCCATACCTTGGCCCCAGTAGTAGGATTATAGGAATTTAATACAATACCATCATGAGCAAGTCTACCTACCGCTGTTTCATTATCTTCTCTGGGATCGGCTAGTTCCCAGTCTTTGACAGAGTCTCTTTGACCAACTGACCAACCAGCATGCTCAGAGTCTGTAGGCTCGGCGTAAAAATTGGCACGTCCTGTGGTCGCAGAAAAACTCGTGCCTTTCTGCACCTCATTGAGATATTCTTTGGTTACAATCGTTCCGTTCTGGAACTGGATCTTATCTAACATGATCGAGGGCGTAAATTAAGAATTAGAGTTAACCCAGAGAACTCTTCCCATCCAATATGAACTTGGACCAAAAGAGTTTAATTCTACCAAGATGATTCTTCCTTGGGCTTTATAAAAATCAATAGGATTATCCGCCGTTGGATTTAAAATCTCATCACCACCTCCCCAGGTAAAACCTGTGGAATAAGCTTTCCAAATTATCTCACTGCCCCAGTTCACTGGGTAGTCAAAATAAGTTGCAAAGTTCTCAAGTTCGGTTTCTGGAAATCTTAAAAGAATTCTTTGTTCTCTATAGTACCCAGGGGGGATGTCCAACGGATTCGTATTCGAGATCGGTAAATTATCTGGAGATGTTACATCTACCTCTAGATAATTCGAAGTAATTAGTGGGCCCATTGGATGGTTTTTAACCGCTCCTCCGAGTTCTATGGGGGTAGAAATTGAATCCCCTGCCCAAATCCTTCCATCAGCAACATTGATACAAAGTTCTCCCTCATCGAGGTCACCAATGAATGGTTCTTCGCCAGGGAGCAAAGTTGTTAGTTGTTGGAATGTTGCCTCAGCCATCAACAATACGAGGTTTGTCTGATAATCTTTAATCTAATTACTAAGGTTTAAATTATAATAGAGCAAAGGAAATTCGCCTTGAAAACAGGGTATATTACTGATAATTTTAGTACGCTGAGTGGGCTCGCCTCAGTAGCATATGGTAGCACCGATCTATTCAGAGAGGTCCAAAATCAGATAATAAGTAACTCACCAACAAAGATCTTTGATTCCCAAAGACCATCTGATATCTTTGAAAGTTTTTTAGAATCGAAAGATTACTTTTTTGAGTCTATTAAAGACTATTTATTATCTAGATATCAACAAGATAACTTTTTCGCGGATTATATTGATAGCACTTTCGGTGCAGATTGGATTACAAAAATTTTAAAAAAATTACCAAAACAATTATCTCTAGAGATAGATTCTAGCACGCAGTATGGAGAAGGTTTAAAAGATTTCATTCTTAAAACTTTTAATAAATTGTTTGTAGGATTTGAAAATACATCTTCTTTGGCCGATGGTGTAATATCTTCGATTAATTCAGATCCGGCGTTAGGGCCAGATATTTCATTCATTGCAAAAATTGCGGGCAATAATCCTAAGAATAAGATAAGCACTCCACCCCCAAATACCACGATATCTTTGTCTCAAAGTATTGATCTAGATAAAGATTACAGGGGTGTATCTTTTGCAACCGGATACCTTTCTCCTCAGAAATATTTCTCTGAGATCGCCTATCCAGGATTTGAGACTTCATCCTCTACTACTCCTGTTACATTCAAAAACTCAGTGATTGATGGATATGTTGGTTATCCATCGAATACGTCCCTTGAGTCAGTATTCAACCCCGCAGGAGCTGAGTCTCTTAGAGATATTTCATTAGAAATCAATTCTGTTCTTTCTGGATCGGATATTTGGAATGCTACTTCAGTTCTAGGGGACTTGGCGAATATCGCTGGTCTTTCTCAAAGTGATAGAGATATTTATGAAATAAGTCTCATCGGGCCCAGAATTAATAATCTCTTAACATTTGACCCAGCTACTATGTCTAATGGGGACTACTTCGATACGTCCAATCTTCCAAAAATTTTAAATTCTGATAAAGAAGACGGATTGCCAATGTCTTCTCGTAAATTCTCTAATACATTCTAATGGCTAATATCTACGGTCCGATACTACCACTCCAACTCGATAGTAGAAATACTTCGGCATTAGTACGCGCAATTCAGACCAGAATAAATCTTGAGTCTGGAGGTGAGTTAAATGATTTTACTCCGGCTTCACCACTAGCGGCAATTAGTGAAGGTCAAGCATTCGCCCAATCAGAACTTCTTTATTATCTTAACAACCTTCCCGAGGCATTTAGTCTCCAATGGTTAAGACAATTAGGCATTCAAAGAAGGATAGGAGCAAGGGCGTTAGTTGATGTGAGTTTTTATAAAGTACCTGGGTACAATAGAGTTGTAATTATACCATCTGGGACTAGAGTATATGCAAATAATGGTCTTAGTTTTACCCTCCTTGAGGAAGTAAGGATTCTTGAGTCGGAAGATTCTATCACTGCTATTTGTCGCTCAGAGAAATGGGGGTCGGTATATAATGTCGGAGCAGGAGAAATCAATAAAATTGAAAGAAGTTTTGTAGGGTTAGATTTTCTAAGAAATAACTCTGCTGCGACTGGAGGCAAAGACTTAGAGTCTGTTAACTCGATGAAGAAAAGAGCCTTTGAAGTTCTGAGCAGAAGAAATCTAACTACTGCTTTAGACTTTCAGAATGAGGTATCTGTACTAGCGCCAGAAGCATCCTTGATAAAAGTTCTTACATATGAAGAAAGGTATCAACTCTCTTCTGCTCTGTCTGGGAATATAGTCATATGCGCTGGTGATGATAATGGAAAACAACTGTCAGATACAACACTCCAGTATATTATCGAGTCTGTAAGAAATAGAGTTACTTTAGGCACTAATATTTCCATATTACCACCAGAGATAATTCCTATTGATATGGTAATTGAGGTCTATTATGATCCGGCGGAAATTTCTGGAAATATAGAATCTAGATCTAATGAGATTCTTGTTTCATTACAAGAATACATCAATCCAATAAACCTCCCTCTGGGATCTAATCTATCCTACCAAGATCTTTTAAGAAGACTTTATGGATTCTCATTTGTTAAGACAATAAATACACTTGATACAAAGTTAATGTTAAAAGATTCAGCCAATGTCGAAGGACTTTGCGCTGGGTTTATTGGCGAAGAATCAGAATCATTGGGTAAATGTATCTACTCATATATAGACGTAATAAATTCAGATAATGAGATATATGTTCCCACTTCTGGAATCATCTCATATAAGTTGTATAATCTCCAAATAACATTTACATCCATCAACGATTTTAGCCCACTCACATATACCTATACCAATCTATATACACCATGAATCTATCAGTTTGGGATAGTATACAATCAAGAAAAAATAATCCCTCCCTTTCTTCAGCTCATATTATCTTAGAGTTTGATAGAACAAAAAAGCAAAAAATATTTGCTCATAAGTTAGGGAATATTGTTTTTGAATCAAAAGATATCAACTCTCCTAGAGATAGAGTAATTTCGGTTCAAAGTGGCAATTTAACTCTTGATGGATTTGTATATAAAAACATTGGACATACGTATTCCGATACCGAGGTAATTTCAGAAGATCCAACTCTTGGTGGATTTCCTATCTACGCCCACGGACATCCACTTGGTGGCACAGAACATGGTGGAATGGAGAGTTGCTCCAGAATAGGATTGATATGTAAAGACGGTGAAGGGGAAGATACTCTTTGTAATCCTGGTAAATGTATTATTGGAAAACTAAGTTATGTAAGAAATAAGAAATGGAAATATCAGTCAAGTAATACATATAATTCTAATGTTCCTTTGGTATATTATTTAAACGCAGAGAAAGAAGTATCACTTCATTCTGTACTTAGAGGTAAAGCAATAACCTTCACTGAATCCGGTCCATTAACATTAGATATTGATGCTCCGGCTTCTAAGTATTCAAAAATTTACCTCCCTCCAAAATATTATTTTTCAGAAGATTTTATCGATCAGGCAATAAGAGTGATTGATGAGAGATTAGATGCAATAAATAATCCTCCTGAGACAAATATAATAGGTCTTGAGAACAGAAAAGATAGATTTATTTCATCGTTTATGACTCTCCTTTATCCCCAGAAGTCGGACGGGTACATTTCTTTAGTTCTTTATGAAGATGGAGTTAGAGAAGAAGTTAAAAATGAGATGTTACAGATATTCTCCACATTACCTACTGAGTGGTATGAGCAATGCGCTTTAATTATTGAGGAAGAATATCTCTATAAAGAAGTAAGAGTCCATGATAATTTTAAGTTTATTGTCACTATTTACAATAGAGTAAAAGAACTTTTTAATAATATAATCCAGGTAGCAAAGAGTTCTCTAAAGAGAGGAGTACTTGAATACTCTAAGGGTGATATAGCACGTCCAGTGTACTCTAGACTACCTGGTATTTCCGAGGCATATCGTTCTGATCCATTATTCTCTGAAAATGAATCCCCAGCTCAATGGTTAATAAGTGGGGTGGATGAGTTTCTTTCCTCAAAGAAAGACCAAATTGCATCTTTCTATCAGAACTATCTCGATCTTGAGACATGTTCTCCATTAGTTCTTGATTGGCTCGCGCAACATGTGGGTCTATTTGGGGACCTATGGGACGGTAGATGGGAAAGAAAAATTAAGGTGGCAATGATCGAAAATGCCTTTGGATGGTATGACAATGAAAAAACATTTACCATTCCAGGTATTGGTGAAGTTAAAACTCCAAAAGGCGAGGCACTCAACAAATTCCCCTTCACTACGAGTAATCTCTGGACAACTGATTTAACCCAAGATAATAGCCTCAAGATTTCACTAGATGAAACACAAATCTATGCTTTTGATCCTATTAGTCTCAGTATAAGTAATACTTATAACTTTGTTCAAAAAACTTTTATAGAAAGTTCATATACACTTCGGCAGACTCTTACAAATACATTAAAAGTCCATGATGGTAAATGGAATGGTCTTATGGAAGCAAAAGGAAGTATGCTTGCATTCGCCTTTCTTAGTTCTGTATTTGATTTAAAATCTCATACAGCGAATGAATTAGATATTGTAAATATTACACCTAAAACAAAACAATCAGGATCTACAACCATTTCTTACTATGGAGACCTGGTTATAAAACCGAAAAATGGTCTAAGAAACGCTGAAACAACAGCACCTCCTCTATGGCCTTATAAGAGTGATATTCTCCAAGTAGGTGGGGAGACTATAGACCCCGATGGTAATGTAACTTCGGGTAATGATTTGAAGATTAATAACTTTACTAATCAGATTGTTGCTGGGGTATCGAGAGTTACCACACTTGAAGATAGCAAAAATGTATTCTTTCGAGTGCCATATTATTACAATAGAGACGGGAAGTCTTGGGACAGAGTGGATTATATCTCTAAAAATTGGTTACCCGATAATCTTAATAAGAGGATTCAGTATGCCTATTTATCTGCCGATTTATGGGCAGTAGGAGATGGATTCTTCGAACCAGAGTTCCGACTCGATGAAAGTATATTATCAACCTATGCGATAATGCTAGAGGATGGAACCGTCCTGACTACAGAAGATGGTGATCCAATTATCTCCGAAAACTAATGATACCTTCACCTAAGAAAATCTCAGAATTAAGTTCAATACCAACTCTTTCAGAGTTAGATCTTCTTGTTTTTGTAGATAAGAGTGATACATCCTCGTCCCCTCAAGGTACAACAAAGAAGGGATCTTTTGGTCAAATAAAGCAAAATATATTAAACTCTATAAGTCTACCCAAAGCAACTACACAAAACGCTGGGGCTATTATAGTCGGTGAAGGACTCAGCATAGATACTAATGGCATACTCAGATCAGAGTTTTCTGGTTCATATAATGATTTAACAAATCGTCCCCAGTTGGTATCGAGTATTGGGGATTTAAATAATGTATCTATAGTCCAACCTCAGTTAGGTCATGTTCTTGTGCATACAGGAACTATTGGTGAATCAGCTTGGATTAATAGAAGATTAAGGTATGAAGATTTAGATCAAATTCCTACAAATTTAGTAGAGGAAAATTCCTCAACAACTCTTAACAACTTATCTATTACTGGTAATCTTGTTGTTACTGGAACTACAATCTCTAACAATTTTGAAACTCTTAACGTAGGTACCAGTGAAATTATTCTTAATGATCAATTAGGTAAATTCATTGGAAATGCGCAGGCATTTTCAAATAGAATTACTGGGATCGATAATGCTCTTATTCTTCCAGTAAATGTTCCTATAGAAATTAGTTCAAATGGGGGACCATTAACCCTTCCTCCTGGTACTAAAATACAGAGTATTATCTCTGCAGATGAGATCCAATTAACTAATAGTTTTCAAGGAAATGGTTCAAATACTGATATTTCCTTTGCTATATCTATCCAACCAGTTTCAAATGCGTCTGTAATTATAAATAGATCCGCTCAAAATGATGTTGAATTGAGATGGAACGAGCAGATAAATATCTGGGAATTTACAAATAATGGCACTGAATATCATCCAATTCCAACCCCGGCAGCTTATGGTAATTATCAAAATCTAACTAATAAACCATCTATTCCTGGAACACTAAAGGATTTATCTGATGTCTCTGAAGATAGTCCATCGATAAATACACCATTTTTAAGATGGAATGGGACAAGATATTCTCCGTCCTCTATCACGGAAAATGATTTAGAAAATATCTCAATTAATGCGTTAGAGGATGTAGATACTAGTAACCCACCCACTTTAGGTCAGGTTCTGAAATGGAATGGAAATACATGGTCTCCGTCATCTGATCTTGTTGGTGGACTAACAACAGAAGGTGCTATTGTTACTCCGAGCGAAACATCAAGTATCATACCATTCTTCCATGAAACATTTGATGCTTTCCCTAATCCGACTCAATATGGGGGAGCATTAGCATATACACAAGAAGGTGGATTGTTATATTATGCCCATGGTAATGAGTGGCTAGAATTAGCACTTGCTGATAATGTTCAACCTAATACAGATACGACCTATTCAATCGGGATAGGAAATATTGACGTAAATCAAAGAACTATTAATCTTAATTCATCAATAGGCAATGATGGTAATAGTTCAATTACTGTATCTACTGGAACTGGCATATCAGTCACAAATAATAACAATATATTAATATTAACAGGGACAACTTACTCCATCTCAGCAGTAGACGGTGATGGTAATTTTGATGCCAAATTAAGATTAACAGCTGCAGGCGCTTCTACAGTCGCTGATGATATTAAATTCCTAGGCGCTGATGGTCTTGTAGTGGAGAGAGACGGAGATAATACCATCGTATTTAGAGCGCCTTTATCCTCTGTATCTCAGTATACCGATAACATGGCAAAAGATGCCATGGCATCAGCTATCGCTTCTGGCACTCATATTGGAATTACCTTTACTTACGATAGTCAAAACAAACAATTAAATTCTGTTGTTTCTGGCGGAGGCGGAGGTGGTGGTGGTACGGTTGTATTATATGACTTAGGCGTTTCAAATACAACCACTAACCAGGCAATTATTTCCTTAACCCCTTCTACTGGGAATGCTGATACTTTTGAGATTGTTGGCGGGAACGGAACATCGGTTGCTTGGGATGGAGTAGAAAAGAAAATAACAATCTCTAGTACAGCACCAGTAAATGCAGATTGGAATGCTACGTCTGGGCTAGCCGAGATCTTAAACAAACCAACTATCCCACCAGCTTATACTCTTCCTATTGCATCAACATCAGTTCTTGGAGGAGTTAAAGTAGATGGTTCTACGATTAATATTGTAAATGGCGTTATTAGCGCGGTTTCTGGAGGATATATTCTTCCGATTGCCTCTAATAGTACACTTGGTGGTATTAAAATTGGATCTGGACTATCCATTAGCGGAGATGGAACTGTTACAGTTGCGGCAGGGGATGGCGGAGTTCCTCTTCAAACACGAAATGTATCATCAGTAACTACTCCAAATATAAGTAATAATGGATTTGCAGAGGTCACAATTACTGGGTATAAAACTTACTCTCTTCTTAAGATAGCTACTAATGCCGATGCCTGGGTTAGATTATATGTAGATCAGGCATCAATGATTGCTGATAGAACAAGAAGTGAGGGTAATGATCCAATGCCAGGAAGCGGAGTTATAGCAGAAATTCGTGGAACTGGCGCAAAGATCTTAACCCCGGCTCCTATAGGATTTAATAACGACTCTCCTCTTACAAATAATATTTACGTATCGGTTACAAATCGCAGTGGAATAGCCCAACAGATAATAGTTGATTTAACCCTCCTTCGCTTAGAGGCCTAGAGTTGGTTGAAAGTTATTTTAAATAGATGCAAAAATGGCAATTTTTAAACAAGTTGTACAAGTAAATAATGGAAATACCGGCTGGACACGTCAAAATGTTATGGAGTCTCTTGAGCAGGTATTTGCTAATCTTGGTTGGCATAGTGGCACTGCAAGGACGGGATTAATAAAATCAATAACCCCTCCTAATTACTCTGGCACAAGTCCTGGCTGGTATAATTCAGGTCAAATTCCAGCAATTAATGCCCTTGCTAAGAACGATAAAACTTGGACAGTAACAAACTCTACATCTAATGTCTATAGTTTTTCTCAAACAGCCGGAGATGGTAGTCAAACTGGTAATAATATTGATATTGTCTGTAATCAAGGAGATATACTTACATTTAATATTGCTACTCCAAATGATCCCTTTTATATTGTTTGGGAAAATACAAATGGATATGTAGAAGGGACCGAGATTGACGGAGACTATTCTCAATTTCCCGACCCTGGTTTATCCACGGGTACTATTATCTTAGAACAAAATAACATTTTAAATGTTCCTAGTTCCCAAGGTGTTACAAATGGGACTATTACGTGGAATACAAATAATGTATTAAATGGTACGTATTACTATGTATCTGGATCAAATCCGAATAGAAAAGGCAAGATTACTATTAATCCTAATAGAAGTTATTGCAGTGGTATTACTTTATACAATTTGACTGGAGGCCAATACAATAATTGGTGGGCTGGTCAAGTCCATAGAATATATTTTGACTGTACTATACCTGCATCAGGATCTAGATCAGCGGCAACATTCAGGGTATATAGGAATGAAAATGGCAGAATTAGTGACGTCAATATCATTAACGCCGAGAATACTTTTGGTTGGTCAAATGGAGAAGTATTTACTATACCGGGTACAGCAATAGGAGGTACTTCACCTACGCATGATATCGTATTTGCTGCAACAAGAACAGATACTAATCCAACTCTTCATGTAACAAATATTGGGGCAGGAACAGAATTTTATCAGAAAAATTTAGCAGAAGGATGGGGAGTATTAAATCTTCTCAATGATTCTAATAAAAAATATGGGAGGACCTTTTATAGTTTTCAAATTATCCAAGATTATCCCACTGAATTAGTTTTTAATTCTGGAATTGAATGGATCTTTGCGAATACACGAAGTTCGTATGACTATCTAACTTATGCCGGTCCTGGGAGGGTAAATCATACTTCATTTAGTGATAACTTCTGGAGATGGAATACTCCAGGATATTTTAATGGATATTTTGGATACGATATTAATTATAATTATCCATCTATTACTACTGAATTAATCGGAAATAGTTACGTAACAAGAGTTGGATTTTGCAGAGGAACTAACCCAACTTCTTACCCGCTTTCTATAAGAGTATATAGAGCACAATCTCCCCAAGATACAAATTTTGCTATTATTCAATTCACCCAAACAGTGAACGAAAATGTAGAAACCTATGGAACCTTTTTCTTACATAAAGGAACTCAACATGGCCAAGGTATATGGGACTTAAATAAATTATTCCAAGGTGGAGTGACATTTGTGTATCCAAGTAATAATTCTAGAGGTGAAGAAATTATACTTGATGCAAGAGGGCAAATGTCAACTTATTATTTCGGTAATACTGAAAATAATAGAAGTGATTCTCGTGCTAAAATTCGAGAGGCTCTATATGGATATGAAAGAGATACGTATTTTATAGGCAATGAGGGAACTACAACAAGATACCAAAATAATATATATAATGATCTAGTGGAGAGACCTGGTAATTCTCAAAATCCAGCAAATGTAATCTATTACAGAAAAGCAGCATCTGATGGCATAGCATCTAGACCTGGTAAATATCAATATGATTCTACTACGGATTATTATAGGGTTATTAGGGGAATACCAATGTGCTCATCTTGGGTACCACAACCTTATTACCTTCCTAATGATTTCACATTAATTCAATTTGCCTTCGGTCCTGGGGAAACCGATGTTAGAACTGGGGATACAATTACCATCTCGCCATCAGAAAAATATGAGGTAGTAAGTTCTACCTATACTAAGAATATTTCCATACCAGGGATAGGAAGTGCTACAAGAGGCATAGCATTCTGTGCTAGGATTGTCTGATGGATATAGATTTTTCATCCCTAGGACTAGGGAGCACAATCAATTCTGGAATATCAAATGGTACCCCAGTATCTGTAGGGAATGTTTCTCCTACATTTGACTCCATTGAAAAAGTATTTGCTCCAGAGATTAATAGAGAGATATCAATTTCAACCAATCCAGCCATAGATGGTTGGTTAACTGGTAGAAGACCAGCATTTGGACAGATGTATCCACGCGGACTATATAATCAATAATGGGATTTTTTGACGACCTACAGACAATGAAAGAACTTAGCCTCCGCACCTCGGAGGCTATAGGAGGGCCTTTTGGTGATCCATTTAATGAGATTGGGACTATTGTCTCTGTGTCAGATCCTAAAAGACTTGGGAGAGTTAAGGTACTTTACTCGGGGATTACGAGTGACTGGGTATATGTACAAGGTAGTCATAAGGGCCAACTAAGTTCGCAATATATAGGTGCTCCTTGCCTCCTTTCCAAAGCCGGGGGTAATACTAACGATGCTTTTGTAAGTCAGATATTTAATAAAGATCCTAGAGGGAATGGTGTAGGTACACCTATCCAACTTACAGTACTTGGTGAGCAGATGGAAGCAGGGAGTATTGCCTCCGATCCCGGTATGAGATGTAATGAGGACAATGCCGGACGGATGTATCTCCTTGAGAATGAGATAAATCAAGACGTTATTATTTGCCTCAGAAGAAATAATACCCAAGAAGGTGGGGATCCGATCTATGCATGGAAGTCCCTTACCCACGGCAAACTAGTTGAGAAAGGATTTGATCCTGGGGTGGTGGAATCACAGATAAATACTAATCTTTCCAAAAAGTCTGGAATGCCTAAATGCTCTCAGGCACTTGAGGGGGAGATAAGAGAGTTTGCGGAGGATCGGAAGTTTCGCTCGACGATGCTGATGTGCCGTAGGGATGAGAATGGTGATTTCTCATGGGGAGCTGTATCTTCACCCCCAGTGGTATTTCGGACAACTCTTCCGAAATGCACAGAAAAAAACCATGGTATGGAGACCGTGGTTGACTGGGGATTGGATTCGGAACTAGTAATTTGTCTTAGATACCAAAAACAAATGAAGTGGGTAAGTTCTGGATCTAGAAAACCCATTGAATTCTATTCTGCTGACAAACCTCCAACAAGAAAGGAATTTCTAGACTCTAAGAAACCCATTGAAGCTTTAACGCAAAAAGCATCGCCATCCTCCCAAGATTTTGTTGGTAAAGCAGGTAAAGAAATCTTAAAGGCTGCCGGAAGTGCAGTGGCACCTATTGCTTCAGATCCAGCTCTCAAAGCCGCAATGATCGCAGCAAATGCTCTCCCAGGCCAATTTAACGGGGCGGATATGCTTAGCAACCTTGCGAAGATTGCGATTGCAAACAACTCCAATCAGTCCATTGCCGCATTAACTTCACAGATAACCAACGCCATAAATAAAGGTGGTGTTATTGATGATGAATTGGCAGCGATTCTTCGTACTGCTGGAGGAGCGGGGGATGTACTTGCTAGGGGTATACGAAATAATACTCTTGACTCTGCTCTGCAAATCATAGGCAAGAACTCTTTCAACCAAGCGTTCAATGGCCTACCTTCTCAGGTGGCCGGAGTATATTCAGCATATATGGCCGGTGGAGCATTGGGTGCCATTGATAGTGCTGCAATTTTTGGTCTTTCCCAACTCCCTCCAGAGGTAGCACAATTCGTATCTCCTGTATGGGATATTGGTAAAGATGTCCTAAATGGTCAACCTCTCTCCATCAATAATATTATCGGTAGTGCCGTTGGGGCATTGGATCAATCCCTGCCAGATTCTATTAATCAGATTATCTCTACAGCAGGTGGGATTGGTGGTCTTACTGACTTAGTTTCTGGGGATATTTTAGGGAAACTTTCTGGCGGGGACTTGGGTGAGATTGCTCAGATGGTTACTAATTTTGCTAATCTACCGGGCATTCCTAACCTTGGTGGGTTACAGGGTGTACCACAATTAGCTACCTCAGCGCTCCAGTTAGTTGGGTTGGGTGGACAATTCACATCATTCTTAGGACCAGCAGGTTTAGGTCTGAGCGCATTTTCTGCTCTTACCGGTATTAATCCGGTCTCATCTATCCTTGGTGGGATTCCTGGTCTTGGGGGACTATTCGGTGGGGGTGGATTGGATTGCCCCTGTGATCCTAAATGCAGAAAAACAGAACATGGAGTAGATTCTGATGGTAATAGACTCCTTGATCCATGTGGGAGCGTTGTTGCTACTAGCAATAGTTCTTATTCTCCTAAAGGAGATCCTACAGATAACAATAACAATCCCTTATCAGAAATTCTTGATTTAATTCCAACAAAAGTAGGAGAAGATCTATGTTCTTCCGGCGGAAATCAATGGGATCTAACTCAATTAATTACTGGGGTTAAAAGACTCTCTGAGATGGCCGATAGAATAGAGGGCGCTAAACATGCCGATTGGCCGGAACTTTGGTCTGAATTAACATATACCTTTGAAGCAATAGAAAAGGCGTTTAAGCAAACGGACAATAATATTACAAAAGTAGAGTCCATCGAAAGAAAACTTATAGATGCTCAATATCGACTCATTAATAAGTTAATGGTAGGAAATACTTCTTTCTTCTCTCAGACACTTCTTAGTATTATTGAAACATCAAAGGCTATTAAAGATACATATAACTATGTAAAAAGACTCGATCATACAAAAGATGGCGGGAGGGTAGGTGTAGTCCCTACAGATAGCTTAGTCAACGTATTTAGAAACATAACTAAAATTGCGAAATTAAATTCTGCATCTAAAAAAGAAGCGTTATTTATTACAAATAATTTCCTTAAAACAGCACACTCAGAATGGAAAGATTTAGAACCGTCAAAGGACCTTATAGATCTAGCAGATTTTATTCTTGGATTAATACCAAAAGATCTTCCACCAACATTTGGAAAATGTAAGACAAAAAGGGATAAGAATAAAGTGCTTAAAGATTCTTTATCTGCAAAAATAAATTCGCCAGAACCACCAGAACCATCGTCTCTATTAGGCAATTCTCTACCTACTAAGTATTTCGATCTGCCAAACTCTGACTTATCACCAGATAACCAACAACAAATCTCATCTCTCTTAGACCAGATAAATTATGAACAAGGTAGAAGCCGCGAAGGAAAGGCAGATTGTTAAAGAAATGGAAGGGAATATTTCTTCCCTTTCACCTTCAGACAAACAAGAACTTCTTAGGCTTAAATGCCGAACAGACTTCTTAACATATGCCCGATTTATAACATCAGAAGTTCCTATTGCTGGAAAGTTTCAACCATTCCATGTCCATGAGGTAATCGGTAACTTTCTACAAAAGATTGGAGACGGAGACAAGGATTATAAGCAAAGTGCTATCTCCCTACCTCCGAGAACAGGGAAGTCTTTGCTTATCTCCAAGGTTTTTCCATCATGGCAAATGGGTCGGAGCCCCACTGCCCAATTCATCATGAGCTCTTATGCGCTCCAACTCACCAACGAAAACTCTAGGGCAGTGATTGAGTACATCTCCCATGAGAGTTTTGCATGGCTCTTTCCTGAATGCGAGGTAGATAGAGATAAATCTAATCTAAGCGCCATCCGAAACAACAATGGTGGTCTGATTAAGATGGCATCGGCTGGGGGTAACGTTACCGGATTTGGTTTTGGCGTAATTGATGACAGTGAACTCCCTGGAGTTGGGATTCTAGATGACCTTCTCGCTGATGGTAACTCACCCACGGTCATGGAGAGTACATTTGCTTGGACCCAGGCTCAGTTCTTAACCCGAGGTCTTCCTAACCATGGAATCATTTCCATGGGAACCCGCTTTCATGTAGACGATGTGATTGGTAGATTGCTTAAGGCTGACCCCGAAGGCTGGAAGGAGCTTAATGTACCTGCTCTATGCACAGATGAAGAGAACGATGTTCTCGGGAGAAGATTGGGTGAGTCTCATTGGCCTCAGTTTTTCCCTGTGGAGAACCTTGAGGCGATTAAGAAATCAATCGGCGATAGAGATTTTAATTCCTTATACCAAGGCAGACCAGCTGGTGAGCAGGGTGCAATCTTTAAAGAGCATTGGTTTGGGTATCATTCAAAGAATAAGAGTAAATATTCCTACATCTATGCCACTATCGACACGGCCTATAAGGCCGATAGGATGAATGACTATACTGCAATTTGTATCTGGGGATATGACAAACGTGAAAGTAAACTTCATCTAATCCACTATATCCTCGATCGAATGGAGTTCCCAGATCTTGAAAAGATCTTTCCCCAACTTGTTAAAACTTGGAAACTAAGATGTGTATATATTGAGGGTAGAGCTCAAGGAGTCCCTTTGATTCAAACTCTAAAGAGAACCATTAATATCTCGATTAAAGAATTAGTACCTAATAAAGACAAGGTACTTAGGGCAAACGCAATTGCCCCACTTGTAGAGGATGGGATCGTCTCTCTTTACGAAAACCTACCTTCATTGGCGGAAAGAACAGCGGAATTAACCTCTTTCCCATTCATCAAAAACGACGACTTTGTAGACGCTTTTGTATACGGGGTGACCGTTTATCGAGATGAGATTATGGGTGGTAGAACTGTCCATGGAGGCGATAGAAAGCAATTACCGCGCCTAGTCCATGACCCATTCTACCGAGGTGGATCTAGAAGGCTTTCTAGTGAAGTGGGTAAAGTCAATACTACAATGGGGAGTAGCAAAGGATCCGCTACAAAATATCTTTAATGGTATAATACATAACGTATTACCTGCAGGAATACTTATCATTATGACAGATCAACAATTTAAATATAGAGTTGTATTTTTTCACCAACCAGGTTGCGCGGCATGCAATGCTATGAAACCTGTATGGGCAGAAACGGCTAACATAATCGCTGAAGAGTACCCACATTATTCAGTGGGATTTGGGGAATGGGACGTAACATCAGATAACTGGGCATTTTGTGACCAGATTGAATGTGATGGTACCCCGAACTTTGCTGTTTTTGATCGTGATGCTCAACTCTTAGGATTAAACATAGACGGTATTTTAGCTCAGTCTCAACTCAAAGATTTTATCATAGGAGCCATCGAAAAAGCATGACTGTAGAACAAGATAAGCAATCACGTCGTAAATCACGTAGGCAAAAATCAGAACGAGATGAGCAAATCATCTCCCAAATGTGGAAGGCCTCGCAGGTAGCGAAAAAAATCTCAAGTTTTACAGGGCTTCCTTATGAAGAACTTAGAGACGCTGCCCTTGAGTATATTGTAAAAATATACGATTCTTGGGATCAGAGTAAAGGTGCAAATTTTTCTACCTGGGTGAATAGATGTTTACAGTTTCATATGCTAAATTATCTCAGAGATAATTCTAGATTGGTGAAGATCCCCAGATCATATTCTGATCTTTATTTAAAGATTAGGAAATATACAACTACTGATCCAGATATTACCGATGAGCAGATCGCCGAAAAAATCCAGGTATCTGTTAAAAAAATCCGTGCAGTACGTCAAGCATTTGCAATGAGTTTTTCCCAGGTTACTGAATACTCGAACATCATTGAACCAGAGTATGAATCAGAGATGACAATGGGGGACTTTATGATGAGCCATCGTGACCTTCTCCATAAAATCACTGATCTAGACCCAGTTGATGAAACTTTTCTTACTGACTATTTAGTTAAAAAACGTTCTGTATCTACCTTGGTTAGAAAGAATCCTCATCTTAAAAATGCTGATGATATCAAGAAATATTCAGAACAACTTATCGAATTTATACTATGCGACGCGTCATATCCATCCAAGGAAACGAATACACGAAGGGAGGGTTCGAAAAAAAGTGGACAGAAGTTGTCCATGGAACAGAATCTAACTACTTTGTAAAAGGAACAGATAAGGATTTCCTTGATGAGGTTATTGATCTGATTCCTAAATGGAAGGCGATTAAAGATCGTGGCGAGGTAAAGTACAAGATACGCAATAAGAAGTTTCAAGGTAAGGCCGTCAGAGGAATTGTGATGATTACCTCTAGGTCTAAGAGGGAAATTTGGCTGGGGAAAGGTAAAGTCACTGATGAACTTTTCCCTAGGGCAATAGCTATCCCCGAATATAAGCAAAATAAAAAAGAGGCACTTATAGCGATGAGACAAATCATCGAGCCTCAAATTAAAACATTTAGACTCAGTGTAAATCGCCAACTCAAAAGAAAACCATTAAAATGCGCGATGAGTGGTGAGTTCATTAACTCAGGTGAGTTCCATATCGACCACACCTATCCATTTAAAAACTTAGTCGAAGAATGGTGTAGGGAAGAAAAGATAGATTTGGAACGGATTGATGTACATTGTAGAGGAACTAAATGTTACTTTAAAGACACAACCCTTGCTGAGAGTTGGTTTGATTATCACGCAATGAATGCTCAACTTCAAGCCTTAAGTGCTAAGGCTAATTTAGCCAAAGGTGCTAAGTATTATGGCTAGGTTATTTTTTCTTTTTCTTCTTAGGACTAGATTTACCTTTTGGTGGTTTATTTGATATTTTTTGAGGTGGTTTGAATCCCTGTCCAGAAAATTTTAACAGAGCAATATCCGAAGATAGATCCAAGTCCTCAAAAGTTAATTCAAAAATCTCTTTAGCAGCATTTGCCAACATATCCTCCAGACCTTGAGTTGTCTTCTCGCTAGACAACCAAGGTTTTCTTTTATCTACTGGGGCAGCATATCCCATCTTATTTGCAACTTCATAAACCCCTTGTGACTTCTTGCCGACATAATGCCCCGCGTAAAGTCTCCCGGTGATAATATTAATTCCCTCTTCCCCATATCGTTTCTTTAAGAATTGTATCACAGCCCCGTCTGGATTTTGATTATCTAAATAACTCTCAAGTTCATTTACTGCTGACTGTGCCTTATTAATAAAGGCCTGTCCTGGCTTCCCTTCAAAACTAATCTCAACATTAGCAGATTCGAGGGCCTGGATATATTGGGTGAAGTTATGTTCTGCTTCCTTGGTGTATTGGGCAGTGACTTTAGCAAGAAGGTCTTTGCGTAATGCTTCCTTTTGAGATTTTATGATTTGAGATTTTGCGGTCTCAAGAAGTTCCTTTTTAGCCGAGTTTAATACCGCGGCCATTATCCCACTTGCAATTACCTTTGGTATCATCTTGAACAGTTAAAACTAGGGAAGATTTGCTCGGCTATTTTAATACGTTCTTCGATGCGGGGTACCCCGGCTCTTTCAAAGACTCTTTCAAATTGTCTAGTAGCCTCGGCAAGAGTAGAGGCTCCATTCACTGCCGGGACTGTAGCAGACTCTGGTCCCTTAAGTTCTTTTACAAAATATCCCATTTGCACATCAAGATTATCTGGGCTTCCACCAACACTATTAGCATAAGCAATAAGCCCAGGTCTTCTAGAATTCCATTGGAAAATACCCCAGGCATCTCCGTTATCTCCGCGGGCTTTAGGATCTAGGCGAGATTCCCAGATTGCATTTGCAACCACCCCAGCAAGACCAATATTGGTCCTAATACCACCAGCATATGCTGCGTTAATAATCTTATTTACTTTACTCTGGTCGTAAGAAGTACCAGTATATTGACATTTACCCACAGGGAATCCTGTCTGAGAACCAGCGCTAGTGCCTGAACTAGGGTCAGTGGTTGTTCCTTCACCACTACCAAATTGCTTATAGAACTCTTGGGCTTCTTTGCATAACTCTTTGCATGAGTTAGTCAATTCTCCGGTATCAGATTTCTTAATCGGAAAACATAAGTCCCCTATTGAGCGGATATATCCATAGTAATCTTTTGTTATTTCAAACTCTCCTGCGCTTTGCTGCCCTTGGAGATACTCTGGGAAGGTAGGTGCGGAAATTATACTATTACCCCAAGGACTAGATGCCTCAACATTCACCCTAAGATCCCCTTGCCTCCAGACAAATTCAACCTCATTAACAAACCAATTCCTAAATCTACTTGGTAACCATACGCCTGGATCGGTGGAAGGGTCTTCGCCCCTAGGCCCACCATTCTCCACCCATTTATCATAATCAGTAACAAAGGATAATATGGTCCTGCCGGGAGTGATTCGCAGTGCTCTAGGAACACCCTTGAATGATGTTTCTACGGTGAGGGCTTTATTTGATGCAGCTGTAGATATGGTTGGACTAGCATTACCTGCAGAATCAGAACTTGTAAGACCTGGGAGATTAGAGGGGATAGACTGTCCTTGTAAATGGGCTAAACGTATTGTAATTCCTTCCGGTGTTTTGATAAGCACACTATTTCCAAATCCTCCTCCACATCCCGAGTCTCCATTTGTACATCCAGTTGTCTCAACTCCAGATACTGAAGCTCCACCAATGATATAAATTGGGGTCCCTTCTGGGGCGGGATAGTCAATGCCTGGATATCCGTGACCTCCGAATCCTCTGCCTCTCGATTTACCGCTAAATTGCACGTATTTAGAGATAAGCCCGTCTAATTGTGATTCTGATACAGCAGTTCTTGGTACTGACTCAACATGAAGATGAGGACCGGTTGATCTTCCAGTATTACCTATACGACCGATTTGGATTTGTCCATTAGCAGTCGATGGTGGATTGGATTGTTGATTAGGAGATGAGGGAGCATTTTTATCTTGAAAGTCAGCAGCAGTCTCTGCCGGAGAGGCCCAATTCCAAATAAGTTGTGGGTCAATTGTTACAAAATCTGTCCCATGGCCGAGGATATAAAATCTTACCAACTCTTTTTTATCGGAGGTAGATGAGCCAATTTGCTGAGACACCTTTACCTCATCGCCATTCTTAACCTTTACCTCAGAAAGATTGGTGGATTCTTGGAAGATGTAACGTCCAAAGCATTTTTCCGAGGTATCCTCTTTACAAATTTGTAACCAGAACTCTGTCTTTATGACAACCTTCCCCTCATCCCCCGAGGCACTTTGCACCTTGCCTGAGAGATAGGAGATTGACTTCGTGCCACTAGGCGCTATGCCATATAGATTTGTTTGGGTATATTTTTTATTTTCTACAGTAGGTCCTGCACCCTTCCATCCGTACCCAGTTGATAATGGACCTTGGCATCTCTTTTCACAAGGTTCGAAAAGTCCTTGGAAGGTGACTTTGTTTACGTTTTGGAGGGCCTTGATTCTTTTTTGTTTTATGACCTCTTTGAGGGAGTATTTATCAGCAGAGAAACTTGCAGAGACATATGGATCGGCCTCATTAATTGTTGCTCCTGTCTGTGAATTTCTTTGTGCAAAAGTGGTAGGAGGCTCACCATTAATCTCATAGCTTTCATAGAGCCCTTTACCGAGATAAAATACCGTGCAACTCTGAGTAATTTCACCACGAGAGCAAACGCTCACCCTATTACCATATTCCTTGACAGGGAGAGATAGCATCGATCCACCCGTAGCTCCAATGAGCTTTTTCATTGCCTCGTCTGGAGTTACGCCTTTGTATATAATTGAGCGTGGGAGGATGTATGGCTTAGATTGGGATTCGGTAGGAGGGACACAGAAACTTGCTTTATATCCGCTCTCTTCGGCGATCTTTTTTAACGCCTCTTCAACTGTCATCCCCTCATCAAACTTAACATTGATGAGATTTTGGTTGAAGACTAGAGCTTTTGGTTCTACACCCGCAAGAGTAACCGAGGGAAAATTTGCGCCATGAGACACTGATATCCTATTCACTCTGAAGTAATAATCTGTACCAAAAGACGTTCCTCCCACCTCATACCAGAAAGATATGACAAGATGGGCCAGAGTGTCCGTCAATGGCCTTGATGTCCCATCGGAGTTAATTAGTTCTCTGTCATCGATGGACGCGTAAGGAAAGCACTTGTCTCTTACTGGGTCTTGGCCTTCTTCGCAAGGACGAAGCAAAATATTGTTTGTTTGGGCAGTATTTGATGCCGAGTACATCGATGCTGCATCAAATAACGCAGGCCAAGCCGCCCCGGTCAGATAAGGATCTGAAAGGGTGACCTGGCAAGTTGACTGACTAATTCCAGAGGTATATGCGCTAGCCGACTCACCGCCTTGGGAGTTCATTGAGGAAAATGTGTTATTCCACTTAAGTTTAACACTTAGATCTTGGATTTGTTTTTCCTCAAAGACAATAAGCCTCTCTGATTTGAAAGGCTTATATGCTACTCTAGTTCGGCAACGATAGAGACTAGACACATCTTACCTGGGATCAAGATACAGAGGTTACAATAGCCATTGCAAGCGTATCGCCATTATCCGCTCCGGCAGATGTGATTGAAACAATCTGATCTACCTTAAATCCAGCGCCGCCATTGGTAATAGCATCGATTGTGATTACTTCACCAGTAGCAATAGACACTGTTCCCGCACCGGCAGTATAACCAGCGGGGTTGGTGGATTCGGTAGAATTGAATGCTACGGTAATCTCGCCATCTGCCGTTCCATCCAGAGTATCAGTGTATCCACTTCCTCCGTCAAGGAGTTCAAGGGTTACAATTGTTCCTACAGGGGCCTGAGGAGCAGGAACTACTTCAGCGATGATTGAGGAGATAGTTTCAGCAAGGTTGAAGGTGGCTACCATGAAATGGAAATCACCATCGCCTGTGATGCCAACATAACGAGTGATGTTAACGAGTTGGTCGTTGAGTGCGGTTTTGTCAGCAGCAGGGACGTTTGCATTTGCTGCAAGAGCACCTACAACAAGCTCTAGGGTCGCATAGGCAAACTTCTTGGCCTCAAAACCCATGCTAGGGCCACAAGCCACGAAGGCATTTTTAGCAGCAGTACGAGCAGTAGGAGTATTTGATCCTGCGTTATACGAAGATACGAGACTCGAACCGATAGCTTCGGTTAGAAACTCTTGAAAGGAGATTTTATATTCAAACTCCATGCCGATCTTACGGTGAAGACCAGTGTTAAATACGGTTGCCATAGGGGTAATAGTTCCTATATCTATTCAATAATCTTTAAACTACGTCGGCCAAAGAGAAAGACTTGTCAGACGGGGAGAGAATGGTGATGTCAGAAAGAAGAGAACGATATGCGAGATAATCTTTCATATATTCATAGTATTCCTCATGCTCTTTTTCTCGGGCTTGAAGTTGCATATTCATAAAGTAATCAGAGCAACCAGGATATAACTCATTGATCTCGATGATATGCAATGGAAGACTCCATTCCCAGTCCCTCTCAATCAAAAATACTTTGATCAGTGAGCTATAAGAGGCGAAGAATGATTCCGCGCTATTGGCCCATTCTTCAGAGATATCGATATGACGTCGGAATTTCTCATAAAAACAAACTTCGGAAAATCCACGATCACAGAGAACAACCTGGGCCTGCTCCTCAAGTGCGGCCTGAAACGGATCAAGGTATTGTTGGATGGGGCTATGATGGTTAGGTTGAGGACCAGAGAAATGGAGAGAACGAACACAAATGTCCCTTTCTACGAGATCTTTATACGTGTTTTCTACAGTAGTAGATTTTCCAACTCGATCTGCTCCAAGTACTACGATGGTGGCTGGATACATGCTTCTCTGTGATTTTACTAGACAAGTATATTATATCACATGGTTAAAAGTAAAAGTGAAAAGTAACAGTAAGTTTTCAACGTCAACGTCAACGTTAACTTCGAAGTTTAAAGAGTATTATATTAGTTACCGAGCAGGAATATGCCCGCCACACCAGAACCTCCTTTTCATCGTTTCGGGGTCAGATTTACGTCTGACTCTACTCATGATAAAAGTTATCTTCAAGAACTTTTAGATGAGGATGCAAACTCAATGTACAGAGGTGAGTTATTCATTAATGAATCTCTAGACCATATATACTATTCTGATAGTACTGGAGTTGTACGAAGATTAGGAGAACGTTCTATTCCAGCATATATTCTACCCGCCGCCACATCTAACATCCGTGGTGGAGTGAAGATTGGAACAGGGATAAATGTTACAGCTGATGGAACTATTAGTGTCTCAGGTGGTGGTGGAAATGCAAACACCGGAGATATTACATTTACCGACAATTATATTATTGGCACTGGTACTATAGGCGGAGGTTTTGGACTATTCTTTGCCCCCGGCCCAGATTTTATAGACCCCGATAACATAACCACCAACGGAACCCAATACGTCAGACTCCGTGCCGGGGATGATGCATCTCATATACATTTCGACACTGCCGATAGCAGTGCTTATGACTGGTACTTTGGAGACGATTCAAAATACGTAATGTTATCCAAGGAAGGTTCTGTAAGAATCCGAGCCGGTGGTAATTATGAAGATAAGTGGGTATTTAACTCTAGTGGGGTATTAAAACTCGCTGGGGGAAGTACTAATGATGGCACCGGCCCTGGAACCTACCTAAGCTCCAAGGGTACATTAGCGAGGACTAACCAAGAAACGCAGATCACAATTTTCACTGCGAGTCAGGTATGGATGTCGACCGTAAAACTTCTCATACAGGCGGAGAGCACAGTAACTAATGGTGGGAATAATGGTTGGGATACACAGGCAACGGAATTATTAATTGTTAAGTCTGTAAAAGGACCATCTGTGCATTCCGTTGTTGTCTCTAACATAACCACAGGTGGAGTGGATAATGACGTCTTTATATCAAATTACTTTGTGTCTCTAGTAGATGATAGAATTACTGTAAATGCGGAACCTATTGACGGGAGTTTAATCAATGGGTCTGACACAGGTGTTTACTACTCTGTCTCAGTGATAGAGATGTATAGTAATGACTAGTTAGATGGTTTAAAGATTGTCAGGATACGAAGACATTCTATGTCCCCTAAGACATAAAGATCACGAGACTCAATGGAGATATTTATCTCCTTGGGTCTTTTTTCGTATCAGAAGATTTACAATCTCCTCATGGCAAGAAAATCCTCTCGACGTCAAAGAATCACCGAAGGTGAAATGATCCAGGCCTCTAATCCTAAATTTGAAGATCATAAGCCTTTATTGCCTATGAATCCTTCGCAGGTTGATGCAATGAGATACCTTAAGACAAAAACTCTCACCATCCTCACCGGACCACCAGGCACAGCAAAGACATTACTTTCGATCCATGCTGCATGCGAAAAACTTCAAAAACGTGAGATCGAGAAGATTTATTACGTAAAACCCATTGTATCAACTCCAGGCGAGCAAGGTCTCGGCTTCCTTCCAGGTAATCTTGAAGAGAAGATCGCACCTCATATCATGCCGATTCGCGACTCCTTAGCAGTATTTATGCAAAAGGGTAAAGCCGACTATCTTATTGAGAAAAAGATTATTGAGTTTTTACCTATTGAGCATCTTCGTGGACGGTCCTTACATCGTTGCATGATCATTGCCGACGAGATGCAAAACGCCACTACCCATTCCGTAATGACAATCCTCACCCGACTTGGTGATAATTCGTCTATCGCTTTGCTTGGTGACGTAGTTCAACGTGACCTTGCTAACCGCTATGGCCATGATGGACTTTCAGACGCCCTCCGCAGACTTGGTTCTAATCAATCTGTTGGCCATGTTAACTTTGGCTATAATGAGATTGTTCGTTCTGACTTCGTCAAGTCTGTCATCCGCGCGTACTCTGATCTATATTCCCCGACTTGAGGGGTTTAAAGTATCTTTATAGATACTGCATAGTGCCCCATTATGGCAACCAGAATAGACAAAAAGGTCTCCCAGAATTTAGATATTGCTAATAACTACTCGGCTCTACAATCTTTCCTACTTCGTAGGGCCGGTAGGAAACTTAATGATATTAACTATGTGGGTCTTCTTAGGAACAATGCCTTAGGAGACCTGGATGATCCTGGTGAGGCCCTTACAAACGTCTTAGAATATGTTACAAGAGTCGATGATGCGAATGAGATCTCGATTTATGGCACATATAAGCCAGAAGATTTTGAAATAACTAGAGATTTCGTAAGCAATGAAATCACATCCTCCTTCCTAACACCTCTTTCTGGTATTAGTATCGCCGGTGGAGTTGCAGGTGCTACTGTATCAACTAATCCTAGGATTAGGGTGGAGGATAGAATCGATCAGATTAATTCCTTTACTGGTAAAGGGACCTTAGATGGACTTCATGCAGGACCTACCGCGCTATTCTATCGTGCAACACCCGGCACTGATCAAGAATTTGGTACTTTTAAGTTCGCTTCTTTTAATGAGAATACCGGGGTTGTTACTTTAAATCAACTTAGTATCTTACCTCAACAACAAGATTCTTTTGATGAGCAAATTAATACTCCGAATACTCTTGTATGGACATTAAAATCTTATGTAAATCCGTCGACAGGAAGAGAGATCTCTTTAGTTGGTACAGATATAACGATCAAGAGTGAGGTAACTGGATCGAGTATTGTAAATAGTGAGGTTGTATATACTAGGAGATATTTAGCTAATGATGAAAATTCTCTTAATAAATTAAAAGAACTTAAAGCAATTATTGGTTCTCAATTTGTCAATACTATATATACTTTCTCAAGAGCATATTCTGTCTTAAACCCACCACTTTGGTTCTTAGAGTCTCCTAACGATTCTGGAAATAATATCCCTTATAGCGCAGATGACATAAACCCAGTAACATCTCTATCTTTATTAGAATTTAGGCAGGGTGGTTTTAAACTTTATTCTGAAAAGGAATATTTTAACTCAGGATCCTATATAGAAACTCGGATACCAGTTGTTGATAGATACGTATATGACGGAAATAACATAGTCAAAGACTCTAACATGAGGTTCTCAAGACCTCCAAGAGTGCTAAGAGATAATCAAGATAACTGGGGAGTTAGATGGGATGGATTCCTGCGTCTTGATAATGATGGCGTAGATAAGAAATATATTTTTGAAGTTGAAACAAATACTTCTTTAAAAATCGATATCATTAATGGAGGCACAAATTCAGTACCAGTATGGACTGAAGTATTTAACTCTTCCGATGAAAGTAAGAACGCAAAATTCATTCAAGAGGGAGATAGATATATCTCAGGTGTGAGTTTTAACTTAGATAATCTTCCAAGTAGATTTATATATCAAACAAATACATCTGGTTCAACAGGGTATAGATACGTTCCCATCTCCATTAGAATGTGGAATGGCGGGGCAGATAAATCTGATAGTGAATTAGAAGTTCCTACAGAACCTAATATTTTCATTAAGTATGGGGTATCAGAAACAACTCCTAATATCGCTGATAAATTCTACTCTGGAGAACTTGATGTTACAATCTCAGAAGTATCTCCTAATACTATTGTTACTCCAGACTCAGAAGCAACTATTGACATAGAGGCTATTCTTTTAGATAGCACTTCTTCAGTCAGATATCAGTTAGTTGCATTTGATCAGCAAATTACAAGGGTTATTGGAGAGGATAATAATGGTAATCCTATACAAGAAACAGTTACAATTACAGTCCCTTTAAATACTCCTCAAAATGTTAGACTAAGCTTAGTATCTAATGTAATCTATCTTATTGATGGAAGTGGTAATCCCTTGGCTCCAGTAAATGGACCAGGTAATTACGTACTTCAAATAGTTCCCAACAGAGATAATTACTCGAGATATACTCTTTGGAGTTCTACCATTGTATCTCCTAAGGATGATTATAATGGCTATGACGATCTCATTAATATAAGTTTTGAACCGAGTATCTATAAATACGAGTTTGATGCACGTCCGCAATGGTGGAAGGTTAGTGAAGGAAATAGATATCTCTATGATCAACCTATCTCTAAGACTAATGATCCTATCGATGGATTTGTTAATAATAGCTTTAAGAGCGTTCTTAAATCCAATGCTGATGGAATAGGACTTTATGGAAATGGTTTAAATCCTGCAACATATACCTCCAGACCAAATCTTATCTTAGGTGAGGCAAAATATCCCACCAGCGCCTCATCGTCGAACTATATAGGTATGAGACTAGTGCCTAATTTGCTAGGTGAGGGAGGCATAGTTAAATTTACTGGTATTCCGGTTAATAATGCTCTGTTTAATTCTGTTGATGCTCTTGGAGCAAATGATCTTGGTGGTAGTCCAAATCATCAGACAATTGCTGCTGGGAATATAACAGAACGAATTGCAAGGATATATTGGGAAGGAGCCATTACAAAACGTTTTTACCTCCATACAAATCTTGGAACTGTAAATGCAACTGTAACTGTCTCAGATAACCCAACTACATACGGATTACCTGCTTTTGCAAGTGAAAGTGACTGGAATAAACCTATTATTGTCAATGCAATCGCTAATGCGGATGATTTGGCATTCACCACAAATGTCCAAGGATTTGTTGCTCCTTTAGTTCTAAGCGTAGAAAGAGTTAAATATAACACATCAACAGAGACCTTCTTGGTTGATAATGGTGTACTAGGAACTAATGAGATTTGGTTATTAGCTTTTGGAACACCTTTTGAACCAGCCCGGACTTCATTAGACGCAAAGTTTGTTAAGTTCTTTTTAGAGGCAGATATAGCATTCCAGTTCGCCAAAGTAGATACTGGAGAGTCGATCAGTTTCTCTGATACATTAAAGGTAACGTACCAATCCGGCAGCTTTGTATCTTCTCAGAGTGAGATTCCTAAAGTCCCTGCTGAAAGAGTCACTCCTTTTGGATACGACCAACCTACAAACTATACCAATGGAATATGCTATCCTCCTTATGTGATATCTGATGTACTATTACAAGATATAGCAGTAAGTGACTCGACTTTATACAACGCATCAACACCGGTCGGTAATTACGATGTTTTCTGGGGAGATCATACTCTGTCCGATCTCGGTGGTAAAAGACTCAATGTTTCAGAAAAGATCGAATTTTCTTATTCCATAACAGATAATCCAACAAGTATTATCACTGTTTCATCTAAAACTCTAGCGGAGTCTGACTACACCCATAGAATTAAAGTTGAACTTCCAATCTTCAAGCAAGATGGAACCTCATTTGATGAGGATGTATATGTCCATATTGGTAATCAAGAAAAGGTAAAGGATACTTATTATTTATTCGTTAACGCAAGGCAGAATCCTCTCAACTCTGCCTCTCCTCTACTATCAGGTATAGCCTAAGATAACCGGGGAGTATATTACTCCTTGGTTTTCATAGTCAAATAATGGCCATCCCTGTATCCCACTACTAGAATTAATTGGGGGTGTGGGTAAAGCTCTATGGAACACAAATCCTCCATTTTTGTTTGAGGAGGATAAGTTTTGCACCAATGTTCCTATAGTTGTATCAAATCCAACAAGCACCTCTCCACCAGAACGTAAATAGGCAGTAGAAATAGAGTACTTATTATCACCAGATGGATTTCTAGGTACAAAACTTCCAGTCGCGTAATTAGTAGACCCATTGATTTTATCAATCAAAGGGCTAATATATACTTTCCCTCTAGAACTTAGGAAGGGTTTATCGTCCGTACTAAAGGCTCTTTTATACACTCCACCCACATTAAGATAAAGTCCAGGGATATGGTACGTAACACCCCCTGCAGTTAACTCCACCTCATCTGGACCTTCGAGAGAATTTAATTCAAAAAACTCTACGTCGCTCCTATCCACTACACCATCAGGATCACGCATAATCATCCTAAAAGTGCTATCAAAGTTTTTACCTTCGAAGATATTAAATTGAGTTCCTAGGGTATTTTTTTCGTCTGTTACTAGTCGTTGCCGTTTGTTATTTTGTAAAAGATACTTAAATGAGTCTCTAATACTTTCTACGTTTTGAGAAGAGGCCCTAATCTGAGATCCTAAATTATCAGCTACACCAAACCCTTCTCTATAGGAGAAGAAGAATGAGCTAGAGTCTAGAGAATCTAAATTTAGTAAATTTAATGAAGAGATAGTATCGTATCTCCTCATAGTAAGAAGAGGGGATGTCCTTAATTCTATAGCGTATTGCTGATCATAAAAATCACCAAGATAAACCCATTTCAAAGATCTTTCGTCAAATAGGAAAAATCCCTCTTCACTGGCATCTTTTGTAAGATAGAAGTATTTTGTTTGACGTAATGTAGCAAGATATCCTAACGAGGAGGTGCTATAATCAATTTGTTGACCCGCTGAAGGTATGGTGTATTTAAATTGTCTATGAAATAATCTATTGCCAGAGGAAGGATAGTTTTTACATTTATGTAAACTAGGGGTTTCTTCTTGACCGAATCTATTAGTTCTACATTGAGTTATTAACTCAAGGTCCTCCTCTTCAAAATAACCAGAGCCACCAGAGATAACAGATGGTGGGGAGATTTTAGAAATAGATCCATTAGTATCAACAGTTACTTCAACAACTGCGTTTTCTGCACCTGATTCTTTACCACGTACATTAACTTGAATAGTTACAGGACCTGGTACTATTTGTCCAGAAGATGAGATAACCTCATATTGCGATCCAGATCCAATAACTTCTAAGTTTACAATCGAACCATTTCTTGATACTGTTATAGGAGCACCCTCGGTAAAAGAGGTTCTTCTATCAAAAGTGAACCCTGCATTGGAAATAGTTTCAAAAAATACTCTGTTATTGCTAGAGAAAGTTAATCTGTTTGTAATAAACTTTGTTCTATTAATAACATTACCATTATCATCTGTAAATGGTTCATTGATTAAACCAAAGATCTCATTAGGTACGTCAATTTCTTCCCCAGTGCTCGCATCTATCTTTGTAATACCAGACCGGATTTCAGAATATAGTGAATTAGAAAATGCAAATAATCTAATATCCTCTTGGATACCTGGAGCGTAAAGTTTTTGTAAAGCGTCCTTGAGGTTTAATTGTACCTCACCAAGATTTTTCTTACTATAAAGTCCGGCCATGGTATACTTGTATTTCTAAATAACTTTAATCAGGCGAGATCGGCTAGGGTGTAACCTAATTCGGCCAGAGATGCCTCACGGGTTGTTGGATTGGAATATGTAGTCCCTGTTACTGTAGGCGATGTATCTGGGGATTGATAGGTAAATCCTAGTAGGATTCTCCAGTTTCTATTTCCTTTTAATCTAACTCCTAAACTGTTTTCTACGATCTGTTGACGGCCATTTGTCTGTGTCTTATAATAACCATTTAGTGAGGAGATAAATGCCCCTGGTACTGTTATATCTTTAGATCCGGTTACAACTTTGGTAGTGGTTGTTGTACCACTAGCATCCGTTGTAGTAACTTCAGAATAGATCTTAACTCTTTCTGTTCTTGTTAGAGAGATTGTTTGATTAGATGCGCTTTGAATCGTTGTAGGAAATAGTTCTTCTTGGGAATAGTTGATGTAGGTGTCTGATGTTGATAACTTAGTGTTATTAAGTCTGATTTCTACATTTGTAAAGACTCTCTGGGCCTCTATATTTAGAAGTTCATTGAGCATATTTCTAACTACACCAGTGGCAAAATTATTATATGAAAGATCGATGGTTATCTTTCTATTACCACCTGAGAAGATTCTATTGAATCCTGCAGTATAACCTGTGAGGCAATTATTAGATAGATCTAAGGCTAAATAATTATCATCTACGATTTTACCAAATCCAGATCTGATATTAATAGAACCACTTAATCGGCATCCATTAAGTCTTAGGCGGAGAAGATTTGTGAATCCATTCTGGAACCATGTATTGATTGATTGGGTATTACGTTTAAAGAAATAAGTTCCAGAAGAACTACCAGGAATATCTCTATCCAGATAAATAGTATTAGATTCAACACTAACCACTCTAGCAAGTTCTGCTCCTGTGGTAGAAGAGTGGATAGAATCATTAACAAGTACCTTACGATCAAAATCAGTGGCACCAGTCATAAAATAAATAACGTCATCAGAATTAATTTGACGACCAGGAGTTATTCCAGAAATGGAAGAGTAGATATCTGTATCGAATATATAAGAGCCGGGGGATTTATTTGTACCAGTCCAGTTGGATGGATAGGTAGAGGTAAGGGAGTTACCGAGATGAATATATTCAACACGTGTAGCATCAACACCACCTATGCCCTCTAGGGATGGCAACTTGCATCCGCCTCTTGCGATATTTTGATTCCAAGCATCTAAAGAGATTAGGTCTCTGGCGATATATCTATTCGATGGTGTAATATCTAATGTACTAAGATCTGAGAATCGGCATCCTTCGGCAATATCAATAGAGATATTTTTTGTTTGTGTTTCTGGAGTCTTTCTTGTAGGGAAGATAGGGAATTTACCCCATAACCCAGGGGATCTTCTCAGGTCAAGTCTATTCAATTCATAAAGGTATTTAAAGTCATTGGCCCTAAATCTTCCCACCCTTGACGTGTCATTTATAGCAAATGTAGTTAATCTATGAGGAGAGGATGGGCGATCAGGAGCAAAGTTACTAGGTAGGATATATGGATATCCATTCTCACTCACTGTACTTATGGTATTAGTACCACCAAACTGAACAGAGGTAATAGCAGCTGTATGCTGAGTTGGATCTGTTCCTAATGAAGGAATTGGTCCTGTGGAAGATGTTCCATACACAGAAAGACGGGTGATATTTGGCGCCTTGATAGGATCAGCAACTGTACCTACTGCTGGAGTAAATACGATACCACCCGAGTATTCTGTACCAAGTCCTTGGAGATTCTGCCATACATATCCAGTAGGCTGGAGACCTATTGATACATAACTCCATTCAATATTAATTGACTTTGTTTGAGTAAACCATGTTGCCCACTCGCTAAAATTAGAAGTGGCGATACTACCGAAGATATTTTGTCTACCATAGTCATATTCCCCAGCCACATCTATAGCATCTATTTTATATTTTGAAATATGAGTTGGTCCATTGATGGTACTATCACCAATAGTGATTGATGTGCCAATATCTGTTATATTTCCATTCACCCCACTAGTATGGATATTATAACTACTGAATACATTACCATTATTATTGATCTTAGGTGGTGTACCTGAGATAGGCCAAATTCCCCTACTTACGTATCCTCTCCATAGGAGTTCAGTTAGGCCGGGGAATACATCGTCTAAACGTGGATTAACTCCCAAAAACCTATCTCCTAGGTTTAGGACTCTCATTGCGCCAAATTCTCTAAAATCTGTATTAGCCGTTCTTGCTACTACACTAGGATTGTTTCTACTTGTTAATGTTGGTACTTGAGACTTTATATATTTCTCAAATAAGGTATCATTCCAACCAGTTCCTTCTTCGTTTATAATCGCTCCTTTTTTAGGAATACTTAAATAACTTGTGACAGTATAGAGTGGCGTGGAGGACGTGGGGGATTCTGTAGCGTTTCTATAATCAAAATATTTTAAAATACCAGTTCTATACGTATCGCCATCTGAGGCAAGGTCTAATACCTGAAGTTTTGTATTTAAAGTTTTTAGCCAAATGGGTAGGATTTTAATAGAGGTGCCAGAAAGTCTCAATGAAGTGAGATTATTGAATCCTACTAATCCAATATCCTTACCATCCACGAACTCTGAAACGTTTATCCCACTAATATCTATGGAACGAATTTTTTCAGGGTTTACATACAGATATAGATACAGATCATAGGAATTCTGGTATCCAGTAGTGGTGATATCTATATCCAGGGTGAAGGAGTTTGAAGCGATAAGTTGTGACTTTGGAGGTAATGGGAGGAATTGTGGCTTTTCACCAAGGGTCCTTGATTGGAGTGGTTGAACCTGATATCCAAAGAAAAACACTCCAGTCTCAGTGAAAGTAAACGTAATTTTTCCCGATGCCATACGGCATGGGATCCTCAATGGCGAGTTCTTTGTGGCAAGAAGCTTTAATGGTTGCGATGTTCCAGTATCTCCATTATCCACATGACATAAAATCTCATGGGAGGGGTTCTCTTTTACTGGGGCACGTGGGATAAATGTAGATTTATTAACTACTATTCTATTAAGATGAGATCTACGACGTACTCTTATCAGAGAAGGATAGGATGCGGATTTAAAGTAACCAGTATTTGCTTCATTCTCACCAAATTTCTCAGAGTTAAATAGACTGGCTCTTGATGTAGAAACAGAGGTTAGTCTATTTTCTCCACCTGAGTAAAGACTTGTTTCTCCTAAGACTTTAGTGCGATATTGGACACCTTGGCATTGAATAGAACCATTGTAAACAATTACATTTGGTACTTTGACTAGATCTCCTCGTAAGGAGGGATTAGCATCAATACCAATTTGCTTTGATGAACTTACGTATCTCTCTTGAACATACAAGATATCATTAATTCTTTCGAATGTTTCATCTTGTAAGTCAAGTGTAGATAGCAATAGTGAAGAAAGTCCACTTACTGCCCTAAGATCTTCTCTAGAGATAGTCTTGGAAAGATTGTAGATAATATCTAAAACTTCCGGCGCAAGACGAATATTCCTTAGAGCGGTTGGCTGGTCCGATGTATAAATTTCAGCGAGGTTCTGAACCCCGTCCGCAATTAAACCAATATCTGGACGGGTTAATTGTCCGAATCCTAAAAATTCTGCCATGAGTGGTTCTCTATTGCTCGTCGTAGTTAAGTGTCATGTAGATTTCTTTTGCAGATCCTTCTGGATTGTGGTTATTCAAACTACGTGCTATAAATATAGTTGCCAAATTGGCATCGTCTGAATTAACAACAGATTCAGCATCTACATTAAAAATATCCTCTAATGAAATTTCAACTGATTGGTTTTTTGAAACATAAAAAGTTCCAAGAGGTAATCCTGAGGACTTAGATGTTAACCATCTAATCGGATAATCAGTCGGAGTCAGAATACCAGCAGCGTTCGTACCACCAGCGGATAAGAAACTTCCACATTTGCGAGGGTTAGTATGGATCGATTTATATGTATCTAAAGACGTAGTTGTAATATCAATAGTAGGTGCCGTTGATTTACCAAACTCATCAAACTGAGTATAGGTATTAATTAATTTAATAGCCCCATCAGTCTTAGTATTTGGAGCGGGGAAACTTTCCCCATGAGATTCCGATCCACCATCCTTGATGTTAACAGTAGAGCGATGTGGAGTAAATGGATCAAGAACAATACCATTTGGAGTTTTTTGTCCTATCCACATTCCTCCCATAGTCGCTCCTTGTCTAGCTTGCATAAATACTCTGATATATGGGATATTACCAGGTGCAATTTTTGATGCGAGAATAGAACGTACCTTGGATTGCTTGTCTATGGTAGCTATGTAAATAATATTATAGGAGGCTTCGGCGTCTCCTTCTACTAGAGGAGATGGTAAAGAAGTTCCCAAAGGTAATAAATAAACTATAGCTTCTCCGACAACTTTTGTAATTGGGTTATTTACTTGTCTTGTAATACTATTATTTCCTTGGTCAATAGTTATTGAATATGCTTGGCCTAAGGAGGGCCATGGAGAGGTACTTTGTAGGTAGAAGATATCAGCAAAGTTTCCATCTCCTAGTTCTTCGTTATATTTTACAATCTCAGCGTCTCTTATTTCCCGACCCGCTTTACAACCTAGTCCATTGCATTCTCCACCTTCTACTCCAGGAACTGCCAATCTATCATCTCCTAAGTCCCAAAATTCGCTGAGTGTATCCCACTCCTCAATTTCAAGATTATATGTGTTAATATGTAGGTCAGTATTAGTCTCTACATATAGAGTATTACTTGGATAGTCCTTTATAAGATCAACAGGGAGACCTTCATAGAATTTTTCATTGTCGTATTTAACATGGTCATCTCCTAGGCCATCTAGATCATCACTTGGAAGCTCTACACCCCAAGAATTAACATCTCTGTTTACATGGATAAGACTTGATGAGTTTGATACATCGGGCCAAGAAAATCCAAATCTAACCGTTGAGGCATGAGTGGAGTCTATTCCTTCACGACTACCTCCGGTCCAGAAAATAAAAAACTCATCAGAGATAATATTTACTGATGATAAAAGAATTTGATCCCTGCGATAATAGTCAAATTCTACTTCATATCCAGAAGTATATTCGCCTACTTGGGCATAGGTAAATGGTAAATAGACATTGTCCGATTCAAGATCACTATCTCTAGAAGATAAATATCCACCATTTTCTACTCTTTTTAATTTAAATACGCTATTAACCCCAGCCAGGTTTTTCTGCGTCATTACAAGTTGGAATAAATCATCACCCACTACTCTAATTGACTCTGATCCTATGACGGAATAATTTTGCAAATTAGTAGGTGATCTCCAATCTCCTTCCACTGATCCAGCGTAGGCTAATGTCGCTGTATGAGAAGTCGCATCTTGTAATGTAATACCTAAGGATGACTCATTAATGTTAAAATTGTTAACACTAAATTTTGCCTTCATTCTACGGTTTTCTGGCAGTAAGGCCCACGTGTATCCTTCTTGATGAGTATAAGCAAATTCTGGACAAGCTTCTTGACGAATGATTTTTATCTCACAATCTTCTTGAGAGAAAATGGAAAAACTCTTAGGGAAAATCTCTTTTTTATTGTATATTTCGCTACCATATCTATTATATAGATACTGCTTTGGTTTTACTCCCATAAGCATGGTCCAATCAATCGCGTTGAGATATGTCTTAGAGACAGAAAACTTGGGATCGACTAAGTCACGTTTTTTAGACTTTGCGTATGATGAATATAGAGTGCCTTTATCATAACCATCAATATAATATGACGCACCAAACTTATAAAGGTACTGGTCCAATCTAATTGTTGATGAGTCAGATACTATTAGTCTATATCTAAAATAAAAGAAAGGATCGCCTAAACATGGCTGACCAAGTTGGTTTTCAATGACTAGAGTGTGTAATGATACCCAACGACATTCTCCGTTTTTTTCTGGGATATATGCATAAAATTTAGCACCGATCGCACCGTACCAACCGAACTCAATCTTATACATGGTGACAGTATCTGGATTGAGAATATATCCACTTTCCCCTTCGCCATTAAGAGGATCACCATTCATATTTTTTTGTTCTATAATGGTCTCATATTGTCTACGGCCATTATAGAAAATCTCGCGGGTATTTTCAGCGTATCCAGAATCGGCTAGGAAATCAGTTTCTTCAAGAGGGATGATTGATCGGCGAACGATTGTGAAATCAGCACCATCACGGAGTCTAAAGAAGTAACCATCGGTATCATTTTCTATTCCCCACTCGATAGTGGTACCAGGACCAGCACCGATTTCAGATGCTTTGGAACCATATGTAAATCCACTAATACGTCCAGGTTGATATCTAAAGGCCCTAATAGATTTGATTGTAATCTCTGAATTTACACCCGCTGAGCCACCTATCTTATTTTCTGTAGTAGGTAGGTTGATTGCCTCTCCGAACTGTTGATTCGGCCATGTAGAACTGAAGATATTGTCTGGATTTGCTTCGATAGGAGAATCAAGAATAAAATGCGGAAGTTTAAGATCTTCCTCTACCTGAGTTACAGTGGAGGACGAGTTATGAATTGTAAAGCTCCAGTCCTTAAGATCTTGACGTAAATATTCCCAATTTAGACCAAAATACTTACTCCAAAGTTCTGGGGTAGGATTGGTTTTGATCCGATAATGGCCTTTATCTTCTGAACTACCTTCTGGGTAGTATACTCTTGTCGTACTAAATAAGAAACTATCCCATGAGCAACTTAAAGTGTTCGGAACAGCTGCATCTGCCTGAGGGATGATAACTCGATCATCTCCATCTTCACCCCATAAATCAGCGCTTTTAAACGGTGTGAGAAGTAATGATTCTGTAGAAGTTGGAACAAAATTTATTGCACGGCCGGATGGAATCAGTGGATAGTCTGATACAGCACCAAATCTTGTTTGTTGAATATCTAACCAAATTTTATCCCAATAGAGTTGATTGAACTCATAAGAACCATCGGGTAGGATATTAGGAGGGTATTTATTGAGAAGGTATAAAAGATTAAACTCAGCAAGTTGATCTTCTGTAAAATTCTTTACCATATACTCAATAAGATATTGAGCAATGATAGAGTTGAGATATTGTCCCCATCCTCTATATCTCTCCGCACCACCTGGGTTTATTAGTTGGTCTTGGAGAGATGGTTTGCCTGGTGGGGTAAAAGGTGACGGATATACAGAGATAGCTAATGCAGAATTTTTTGTGTCCTCTTCAAATTTTGTTTCAAAATAAGGTCCAGAGGAAGAGGGTCTAGAGTACCAGAAATATGGGTCTCTTCTTTCTGTTCCATCGACCCTCCAGTCTTTCTCATCAAGACCATAGGTACTTACGTTCCCAAAAAGTCCCTGTTGAGTAGTCTCACGATTAATTCCTAATAGAGAACGACTAACTTCTGAAGTATCTGCAAACTGCTCGATCATGGGAAGAGCAGCTGGGTTCCTCTTGCTAAATTGGTTTGCTGAACTAATCCCGTCTTTTAAATAAGAATCGCTATTAAGTACAACCGAGGGAGCATTATCTGCTCCATACTCGGCTTTAGGGTACGATTCTTTACTAGTAGTTAAAGGGTTTCCTTCCTCGGTGGATAGGGGAAATCCCCTAAAATCCACCATTTGTTTTTTTGAGACAGACTTTCTTGGCGGAGTTCTTTCCGCCCTTATTGAAGAACCGGAAGTATACTCTGGCATATCACTGCTCCTCCCAAGTTAGTGAATTGACGATATCAACGGAAGCCGTTGGTGGAGTGGCGGAGGAAGTTGATTCCCAGAAAGCATAGACTCCTAAAATATCTACTTCGTTTGTAAGTGGGAAAGAGATATATTCCTTATTATATGAGAAGTAATCTGTCAGATCGTACTGAGCCCCACCCTTATTAGCGTAGATTGAGAAGATATTGTTACCTGTATTCGCAACTGGGGCAAGACGGAAGTCTTGGGAAATCTTTGCACCGGAGAGGGAAGCAATAGACTCCCATGTTCCTATTTCAGAAGCGTCCCATTTCTTCTGATTCTCGTACTTATTATGATTTCCGTTAGATGCCGAGGAGCCAATTGTTCCTGTTAATGCCGTAATATTACCCTCAGTATCAAAGGTATACATCTTCACAAACATGAGGTTACCAAATACACTGATGTCAGTGGCCTGGGCCTCATAGTTTTGAATGTAAATAATTCCGCCTTTATTAAAGAACCTTACAAGCATCTCTCCTTCATCCGTGCCCGGCGTGGTTGGGAATCCGCTTCCAACGTCATTGGTGGGCTTAGAACGCATATAGGCATAGAAGTACTTCCCATCGGCGTTAAGGGTTCCTATTAGTGTGGAATAGTTTCCAGAAGAAATATTTGTACCTGATAAAATCTTCTTGGGTACGGTTCCTGAACCAAGTTCGAATCCTTTACTTGCCTCGGAAGAATTAGTATAAATGGGGGTGTCGACCGTAGCAGCTAATCCAGTATTATTTAGGTTATTTGTAATTAACAGTGGATTTTTAATAAAGTTAATAGATACAATATTATCTTCTCCAGAGAAATCAGTTAATCCAAGGCTATATTTTATTGGATAGAGTTGGATACGGTTTCTTACTCCGACGCCAGACGTGTTAATGACATTATCCTTAGCCCTTAAAGCCATCATAGCTCTCTGTCTACGTGGAACAATTAACTCTATGGTATTATTTAACGCCAAGAATCCAGAGACATTTCTATTAAAGTAGAGAACTACGCGACCCGCGGTAACGCTGTTCTCAACCCAAATAACCTTTGTGGTAGTATCTGTTTTTAGATATGAACCAATCAGTTGATCGCGAAGAGCTTGGTTAAATGTAATCTCAAAAGAGTTGGATACCGGTACCGTAGCAACAGTTGCATTTAATGCACCATATTTTGAACTCTTAGGATAATCAGAGGCCTTGGATAGAAGTCTTACAGTACCTTTATCTCCACCATCGATGTAGTATGAGGCACCGTATTTAACTAATCTGTTACCCTCTTGTAAATTATTTGCCTTACCTCCATGCGTCATGTAGGTGATTGGCAGAGTAGCATTACCAAGTGATGCAACATCAAGTTGGTTAGATGCTCTCATGTGATGGACTCTTACCCATCTTGCATCGCCATTGCCCACAGGGACATAACAGAGGAATAAAGCACCAACAGCACCATACCATGAGAATTCAATCTTCCACATGGTTACCTTAGTGAAGTCAATATCATACACAGACTGGTCAGTAAGCACTGCCCCATCAAGGATGACTGGATCCCCAGGGCGCTTAACAGAGATATCTGTAGGATCTACGTTGGCTGTCGATACATCGCTCCAACGGACGGCATTATTTTGTCCGTTAAGATGGTCGCCAGAGAACATAGCTCTAACTGGTCTCCATTCATATACCAGACGATATTGCTTAGGTACACAAAGATGGAACCATTCCTTGAGAGTGATATTTTTCTTACCAGCATCAGAAATTCCAGATGCAGGATCGTATTCTTTAGCCGAAGAACGATGAGAATCTACACCAAATCTATTTCTAAATTGAGTTTGAGTAACTTGAGTGGCACCTTGGGTGCTAACAAGTAAATTCCAAATCTTTACCCCACTATTAGTCTCAGAAGGATCAGTATCAAACCCAAATCTTGCATCGGTAGTATTAGCAAGGATCGAATCGCCGGAGATGCCGATTTCTGGGCTAAATGTGGCCCCACCACCACGACTTAAATTAGTGACAATATCCTGCCATTTGCAGTGGGCGTCAAGACGGATGTACTCAGAAGCTGGCTTAAGGAAAAGATCATTCTGTTTCCAGTTAAGATAGTCAGCGCTAGCTTTATCAATGTCCTTCTGGTCAAATGGGAATTGGAATTGGCGACCCGCAAGATGTTCAACGAAGTTATTCGCAGCATTTCTATAAGCAAGTCTTACAGCATATCCCTCTTCAAATTCATAATCATTAAGATCGGCGCCGTTCTCAACAGCAAGAACATCATCCGGGCTATAGCAGAGGCTGGGGTCATAGACAGCGGCAGCAACATACGCCAGGCCATTTCTAAAGATTACTGGATCTTCTCCAACAACTCCCCAATTACCACCTTTAATATTACTTGTTCCAGTAGCCGCAGTGGCAATTTTATTCCATCCATCGCCGGTAGTTTCCACACCGGCTGGTTGAGTATATACAAGGGCTTGTGTACGTCTTACACAACGGAAGTCATTTTTATCCCCACCATTAACAATCTCGAAGTAGTATCCATCGAACTTGTCAAAGATCCCCCATTTTTTAATAGAGGGTGCTCCTTTCATAATATCCCGATTGGGGGTCGATGAATCGTATGTCGAGGCAGTCTTATTCATCTTCACACCCATGGTGGAAGAAGACACACGACCAGGCTGGTAACGGAAGAAACGCTTAGAGGTTAAGATGGTGGTGCGTCCGGTCTCAGCGACTAACTCAGCACCGGCTTCTTTTGCTAGGTGATTTAAACCTGTTACTGTATTTCCATCTCCATCAATCTCATTTTCAATAGGGAATTGAGACCACTCTGATGGGTTGATATCATAAGTGTTTACGTCAGCAAAAATACCAAGAGCAACTTCAGCTCTAGGAATACCAAGAAGGCTTAGGGCAACTTCTGATTGAATTTTATTCTGCTCTTCTACAGGGATCGGTGGCTGGTCCTCAGCAAAAACAACAGGGAGAGAGTTAACAGCTTTTTGTTGGCCAAGAGGCACCGGAGCTGTTTTTCCGATAATAGTCTTTTTGTTTGCCATGGTAAAGAGGAATTAGTGAATCAGTTTACGATAATGTTGCCGTCGGCAATTTGGTAATTAGAACGTTGGATATAGAGTTGACCTCCAAGGAAATCTACTCCGGTGGTCCCTGGCGATAAGCTGGGGATTGGATCGATGAGGAGAGAATTGCTATTGATGTCTACACCAACAACTCTATAAGCAGAATTTTGATCCCATCCATCAAGATCGGTATTTGAGAATCCTTCAATGATAATGTAGTCATTCTCTGCGCTATCCGCATCAAAAATTAAGAATGAGAGTAGTTCAGAAGAATTTCTGAGTTGAATTGCAAGGTAGTTTGTACCACCGATATTTGCATTTCGGATATTTACTGGGACATACCCTCTGCCAGAAGATCCTAGACGTACAGTACCTGAGATCTCATACATATACCCAAATTGATTACTACCCGGGTCTAGAAGAGAGAAACTTGATGTAGAAGGAACTGTATTGCCATCGATTGTGGCAGATTGTAATCCAGGTAGAGTAACTGAAAAGATTCCAGCTTCGAGTTGGTCGGCAGTCTGAATAACTTTAAATGATCCAATTTTATTTGAAGCATTCTTTCTACCTAGAGCGTCTAACCCGTAGATATCGGCAATAATAGTGTCTTTCTTAATTCCAATAGTTTCACCACCATTTGTTACGGTGAAGTAAATTGGTTCAAGAGCAGTGCCTCTACGGATCTCAATCGGAGCCTTAGAGTATTCATTATTATATTGATCTACAGAACGGATTAAGGAGTCTGTGTCTGAATAAGCTAGGTTATTGGCTGCGTTCCATTGATACGAAGTTTCAAGAACTACTCCTTGGTCTCCGCAAGAACGGATGATGTTGTTATTAATTGTGGAAAAGTCTACGCTAAAGAAATATGGGCCAGAAGTACAGAACTCAAAAATATTTCCTTGGACAATAGAATTTGATGTCTCATATACCTCGATAGGACGAACCTCTGGCTCATATGATCTACCAAGACGACTAAATATGCTATTAGTGAGCAGGATAGCAGAACAAAACTCCGTATGAACTCCAGCTCCTCCGGCATCAATAAATCTACATTCTGTTACTGAGATATTATTTGCGTATTTTAAAAATATGAGGGTCTCAGCAATATATCTCGAAGGGTCGATAGATCCTGCTATAGGTCCGATTAGTGACGCAGTTGATGAACGGTTTCCATCAAAAACCAAAGATCTAAACCTAATTCCTTCTACACTTGCCGAACTACCTTGTCCAGAAAAATTAATAAGGCCAGGGTTAATTGATCCAGAAATACTAGATCTCAATCTTTTTATTATAGATCCTTCTCCAATTCCTCTAAATGAAATATTGCTATAATCTGTGGAAGCAGTATTGATGAAAGAGGAATTTCTAAAGTGATAAGTTCCAGCAGGGAAAAAGATCTCTTTGATATTACCTTGAGCAGCTAAGTTAATAGCATTGCGGATAGGCTGAGTGTCATCAATAACAAATTTTACCTCATCGCCAAATTGATAATCCTCGGGATTAATCAAAGAACCATCAGGAACAGCCTTGCATTGAATATAGTTTGGTTGAGAACCTTCGATACGTGGCATGATCTTAAGATGCTCTCTACCAACAATTTTCTTGAGTTGTGTTGGAACACCTCCAAGAATGGAGATTACACTATCAAGAAAATCAGGTGTCCAATAGTCAGGATCATTATTCCAACTTGGGATTTCTTTGAGGCCATAATCTCTAAAGGTGAGAACTGATGCCCCAGGGAAGCCGATCTTGGCATTGCCTATCATCCCTAGGAATTCAACTCTAGTTCCCCAAACTCTGTAGATAATAGGAACTACGTATTGACCTGTTTTTGTAAAATTAATATCTACATATTGATCTTGATTCCAATTATTAGGATCAAGGACCTTAGAATATTGACCTTCTGCGCCTACAATTTGCACAGCATTTGGCATTTTACCCGTGGAGGTATCGTAGCCAAAGATATAGTACTTAAGGGGTTGAATAAGATTCGATGTAACATTCGAACTAGAAAAATTTACCCCTTGTAGGTTTACATTTGACACAGAGATGATGGGAAGATCACCTCCTCCAGATCCTACACCTCTGTAAATATGCGCTTGGAGTTCAATTCCGACGGAAAGGACGTCTAGATATTGCTGAAGGGTCTTTCCTTCACCATCGGAAATAGATCCAATCGATAGTTGGTCTTCAAGTCCAGAAAAAATACTCCCAGTAAATACCGTGGAGAGTCCCCTAGCATCATAATTTTTTACATTAATGTAAGAATTTTTATCCTCGGGGACCTGAAGGACAAATTGCTTTCCTGTATCAGGTATGTATCTCATGTCTAAGAGCTAGTCTTAGTTACTTTAAACTTTTTCTAGGAAGACAAATCTCTTTCATGCTCAAATTTTTTAATTTCTTTTAGGACATTTGGATTGGCATCAAGATGTCCAGATTTGATTGCATCAATAAGTTCTTGCTTGCGTTCTTGCGGAGTAGACTTAATTGCTTTTACTACGTCATAGGGATCAGCATAGATCCCCTCGATTTTATACACCGAACTAAGAGGATCGTTATGCATCAGACTGTATATGGATTATTGGGGACGTGGATCGTATAAGAAGCCATTACATCAATAACATTACTCGAGGTGGAGTTGTGCCAGACATAGAGACTATCTCCTTCTTTAAGGATAAACTTATTGCCTTGGATTACTTCAAAGGCAGTTCCGGCTGGAATACTAACAGCATAAAGGATATAAGCTGAAGTTGTTGAATTAACAACTCTTGCATTTACTTCAACAGCGCCGAGAGTCTTATTAGCAATTGTTAATGAAGTCACAAGTGCAAAATTACGTTCAGCCTCGGTGAGTG